TTTTGACCAAATATTCAATCATGCCGATTTTAGATCAACGCGCAACTCCATCTGTTCCCTTGGAACAATTTCCCGCATTCAACCCTGAACAAACATTTAATCCGGGCAACGCGCAAGCGCCGTGGTCTCTGTACTCGTCCAACGTGAACACAGAGTCCATTTTGCGTAACCAAGTATTTGCGCTTCAAAACTGCGAACAAGCGTATTATGTTCCATCTTCAAAAAGTGACTTGTATAATGTTCGAGTTCCGGAACGCTATGTGGAACAACCGCACCCCGACTTGTTTCGCCGCGAACCGTTTTGTCCACATAATCCAAATGAACACAATCTTGCAAATAAGTTCTTTAATAATTCAACTCGTCATGACATTAAAAATTTATAAACTTTATATTTTTATTTTTAGGTATATTTATATTTTTTTTAAACTATTTAGTAGATTATAATATTATATATATATATATAATACATTTAACATGAGTTGTTCCAAACAGAAAGGTGGTGGTGTTTTTGATGTTTTTTGCCCCCTCTGTAATTTACCTTTTTATTCTCCGTTTGAAGGTCAAAAAATACCCGGCGATGATGATGAAGACGAGGATTTATACGAGTTACGACATACTAAATTGGACTGGCTCTCAAATGTTTTAGGTATTGATGACAACACGAGTACCGTGATGGAACTAAAAGGCGATGATAGATATGGACAGTTTCCAATAAAAAGTGGTGGACTTTTTGGACTCAGAGATTCCATTGCAGTGCAAGCGGGAACTGCAAAAAAAGATAAATACAAAGGATTTGGGGCTGCATTTCACAATGATTGCTTCAAATATATTAGCCAAAAATCAGGAAGACCAATAAACTATCAACTTGGTGTTGATATTGAACAAAAAATAGAAGATTATTTTAAAGCGAATCCAAAAGTGCGAAGAGATGACGACTATCAACAACAGTCATATGATTTTCAAGGAGCGCTGGATGATAACGGTCCTGAATATTTTGTTTCTCCATTGGAACCGCAAGGAAAACATGTTCGAGGATTATTAAATGACTTTGTCCCGAAATCCAAAACTCCGGATTCCAAAACACCGTCGCCACCTAAACCAGTTAACGTAAAAGTACAGAGAAAAAAGAGTTCTGCAAGCGATTCAAATAGTTGTGCATCTCAAAAAGATAAACAAATATGTATTCAAAATAAAGAATGTGTGTGGGGAAAAACAAATCGATGTAGTAAAAAACGATCTACAAGAAAACAGACGAAAACAGAACCAAAAATAAAGTCAAAGTCAAAGTCAAATGTAAATTGCCCGTCTCATAAAAATAAAGACGAATGTGTAAAAAATCATTGTTGTTGGGGAAAAACAAATCGCTGCAGCAAAAAACGCATTTTTTACAAACATTAGATAAAAATAACTTAAATATAAATAAATATAAATATAAATAAAATATCATGAACTACCTGTCTCCTTATTTTGAAAGAAATGACAACTTTCCTTATTATAATAGCGTACATGATTCCATTTACAGTAACACGTATATGTTAGGGTTCATATGTGCAATGTATCTACCAACAATTTTTACATTAAAAAACTATATGCAAAACAAACCGGCAATGCGTGGCGGTTATTATGATAAGTTGTTTTTTTTGTGGAACATGTTTCTTTCGATTTCGAGTGGTATAGGCGCAGTACTGTTGTTTCCATTTGTATATAACGACTTTGTAAACGATGAAAATTATGGAAAATGCAACACACTAAATAGTAATAATGCCAACGTTATTTATGTATGCGTTTTGTTTAGTTTTTCAAAATTTATTGAATTTATCGATACAATATTTGTTCTAACCAGAAAATCTCAACTTGAATTTATTCACTGGTATCATCATATAGTAACTTGTTTGTCTACTTGGCATACTAGCCATATTGCCATGTTGTTTTGTGGACAGTTTTTTGTATTCATGAATCTTTCTGTTCATACAATCATGTATTTTTATTATGCTCTTTACGCGATTGGTAATAAAATGTTGCACCCTTATCGAAAGGTTATAACAATTATTCAAATTAGTCAAATGATTGGTGGTTGTTACATCACTTACAATTGGTTTATGAACTGTCAAATAAATTCTTCAAAATCAGAATATGCCAATATGGTATTTGCGGCACTAATGTATTTTAGTTATTTTGTTCTTTTTATTAAAGTATTTTTTAGAGAAAAGATAAAATCCAGTTAAAATAATAATAAATAATAATAATAATGTATACGTAAAAAATATATGTATACATTATTCATTTATATAAATGGAAAATAACAGTATGACAAGTAAGGATGTTGAGTTGTTTTCGAACATAAATTGTCCACTTGGTCTCAACATGATAGATGGTGTCACATTGGCGTACATGGTAAACACAAGTCAATATGAAAAATATCTTAAAAAGAATCACATTGATGACGATTCATATTTCAGTAAAGATATAAGATTTTATAGGAAAAGAATTGTCTCGTTGACAAAAGATTTATTTAAAAATCATTTAGAAAATGATAAAAATCAAAATGTTTTGGTAGGTGCCTTCAATATGTACATTCGCGCATGCATATCCTTTTTGAAATTCTCTGATCAAAGCGAAATGATACAAAAATGTTACGTGTGTCAAGGTGAAATTATGGATGAAAATAGTAAATGTGTATGTAAAAACAAAAATGAAAATAATATTTTTGAATTGCATAAAGCAAATGAGTTATGTTTTAAACCAAAAGAGGTAAAAAAAATAACACTTGACAATTATGTCATTCGAAAAAATGCAAAAAAAAGTGAACCTGTTTTTTATCCGAAACAATTTACATTTAATCCAAGAGATCCCGAATTTAAATACAAGGGATTAAAAACAAAAGCACAAACAAATACTATAATAAATGAAAAATCTACATCAAAGAATAATATACAAATGGTTCAATATGGAGAAAATATAGTAATAAATAATGAAAAATCTGAAAATATAAAAAATAATAACAAAAAGAAAAATAATAAAATTAAGAAAAAAGTTTCTTTTGATGTAACAAATTCTAACGATAATATATAATATAAATGTTGGAGTCTATATCAAATAATAATGGTTCTGGTAATGGAGGAACAAGAACAAAAAAATCAACTGTAAATTTAGATCGCGATTTTAAGAAATTATCCTGTGGTCCAACTCAAGAAAAAAGTTTTACATGTTATACAACAAATGCTTTGATGCAACTTAGAGACAGTTGGAATGCGCGACATCCGGATGCCGTGATACAAAGCAATGATGTTGAAGAGATATGGCACTCATTAAAATCGGGGTTTGGAAACGTATGCAATAAAGAATCGTGTTGGTTGCGCCAACTGGCATCTGCATCAAAAGAAGTTAAAAATTTATTTAATTATTTTGCGCCCGAAAGTCCAAAAACATGGAAAAAAAATCCAAACGAATGGTTATCAAGTGTTGACATTACAAAAGTTATGAAACAATATGAAGATAACTTTCCGTCATTTGAGTTTCTTGGTCCATCTCCAATTGATTTTGATAAAACACCAAAAGGAGAGAGTTCGTGCGTTTTCGAAGAGTTGTGCAATTTTGAACTAAAAAATTATTTGAATCCTATTGATTCGAAACATAAAATTGGAATTATTTTCAATACAGATCCCCACTATTTAACGGGGTCACATTGGATCTCTCTATTTATTGATCTAAAAAAACAATTCATTTTTTTCTTTGACAGTACTGGCGAGGCGCCTCCAAAGGAAATTACAACCTTTGTGAAAAAAATCATGAAACAAGGCAAAGCGTTGGGTCTACATTTTAAATATATTGTTAATAATAAGGAGCATCAAAAACGTAATACGGAATGCGGTATTTATTCGCTATTCATGATTATCAACTTGTTGAAAGAAACGCGAACACCTGAAGATTTTTTGACGACACTTTTTACAGATAAAGAAATGGAGAGATTTAGAAATATATTTTTTAATAAAGAAGAGTTATAACCTATGAATTTACTTTATGTAATTTCGAATGTATAATATAATATAATATAATATAATATAATATAAATAATATAAGTATAACACATAATAAAATGAGCGGATATAATTCCGAAGAAGATTTGTTAGGCGGGCCACAACGAGATTTAAGTGGATTTCTCGTTCCTGAAACTTCTCCTGGTTCTGCTTCCGCTGTCGGATTCACTTCTCCTGGTTCTGCTTCCGCTGTCGGATTCACTTCTCCTGGTTCTGCTTCTTCTCAAAAGAAAAGACCTCCATGTCCACATGGTCTCAGAAAAGATACATGTAAAACATGTTGGCAGCAGTATAATGATGATAGAGTGTCAAAAGGTCTTGCACCAGAAGCGCGAGGAATTTTCTGCAAACATGGAATCAATAAATTTACAACACATCCCTGTAGAAATCCAGAATGTATGGAGCAACGCAAAGTTCCCTTTGATCTCCAGTTTACACCAACAGGCACTATTCCTGAAAATGCTCGAATGTTCGAGCCACCTGTTCCAAATAGTGCTGGATTATCTTTTTCAGAATTGCAAGCATCTGAAATAAAACCTCTTCATAAAAAATTATTTGATGATGATCATGAAAAAATGAGTGGAGGGAGTAAAGCATCTAAAAAATCATACAAAAAAACAATTAGAAAAGTTAAAATAAAGAAATCTAGAAGAAGATCATATAGAAAATCTAAAAAATCATTAAGAAAGTAGAACAAGATTTATTTTTATTACATTTTATTTAATAATGTATAATGTAATGCATCGTCAATTATGAAATCATGTAACGAATATGTAAGTGATTAAAAAAAATAATAAATAATACAAATGTTTTATTATTTTTAATTAAACTTGAATGAAAAATAATATTTATAGAATTATAGAAGGGTTTATCATAAAACATAAAATAAACAATATAAAAAATGAAAATAAGAGAATACAGTAAAAAAAAAAATAGATTGCGTAAAATACCAAATCGGTATGTTCCACGGCACTTATCGAGCAAAGATAAACAACTGCAAATAAATATGTTAAAAAAATCAAGGCGAATGTATAAAAATAAAAAATATTTTACTCGAAAAAGGGTGGCATCATTTAAAAATAAAAAATCGTCTCATATTCAACACGCTGAAAAAATATATAGAGTAAACAATGTTGTTCCAAATCAAGAACTTGCACGAAAAACGGGATGCTCTTTAAACGCGCTTAATCAAATTGTCAAAAAGGGAGAAGGTGCTTACTATTCTTCGGGTTCCAGACCTAATCAAACTGCACGCTCATGGGGATTAGCACGCTTGGCAAGTTCGGTAACCGGTGGAAATGCCGCAATTGTTGACTTTCATATTTTAAAAGATGGTTGTGACCATAAGAAAAAAGCATACATTCTTGCAAATAAACGAATGAATTAATATTAAAATATATATTTTATATATATTTTAATATATCTTATTATAAAAAAATAATTCACGCACATTGAATTATTTTTTATTATACTTTTTACTATAATTTTTATCTTCGCCCACCGCGCTGTCCACGACTACCATCTGCCAATCTGGAAAATGATGAACGAGGTTGAACATCGGAAGTTGAAGAACTGCGTCTCATAATGGGAACATACGAGTCATCGGCACCACCTTCGTCATCTCTGTCTCCATGCTGTTGTTGACGCGCTTCGTTACGCGTTTCACACATCAACTTGCCTCCAAACATTCCAGTAACGTTTATCGCTTGACATGAGTGCTGACCGTTTGCAACATTGGAAACATCAAACTCTACATACTCACCTTGCACCAAAAAACGATACTGCTCTTCGGCTACCTTGACATTTGAATGATGAACGAAAATCTCACTTCCAATCTTGAGATCGCTTCCGCCGAGACTCTTAACAACGGTCAAAAATCCAAACCCCGTCTTTATATTAAACCATTTTACACATCCTGCCAATTTTTTATCACATGCTGTTGCTGCTGTCATCTTATATTACTTCTTGATTATAATATAATTAATAACACATCTTTAAGTACATTTTGATTTATATTATATTTTTTATACTTCTATTGTATTATACATGAAATGAGATACATATATGTACATATACATATATTGATATACATATACATATATTGATATAAAAACTACATGACTATGAAATAAACATAAAAAAAATATCGACAGTGTGTTTCAATCATATGTCCTCGTGGTTATGAGCCAACGCGCATTGCCTCTGCGACACCCCCGCTTTATATTGCTCAAATTTAACGTGAATTGCGCTATGACGACCCAACTTCTGTAAAGCTTGCTGCGAAGAATTTATTCACCCCCAATAGTTTTTGATGTTGTAATATCTTGGTTACTTGAAAAATAAAATTCACAATGATCATCGAAGAATTCGAATGTGTGGTGCATCATTACACAGAGTATGACTTGCGCATTTACTCGAAACACATATTACCCAATCGACCATGTGCCGAATTTGAAATCATTGCTTGAAATGAATGTATCCAAATGAATGTATCCAAATGAATGTATCTAAATTTATATATGAATATGTCAAAATATTTTTTTCATGAAAAAAATAAAAAAAATATTATTTATCACGCCGTTTGCGCGATTGTAATTTATACTTTTTTTTCGCCTTGGTCTTTGATTTTTTACTATAACGATATTTTTTTGTTTTCTTACCACCGCCTTCTAAACATAAAAGGGATGACGTTTCAATTTCTTCTTCTGTTAAATTTAACTGTTTCATTTTTAAAAAATAATATACGCATAAATATACTTTTTGTTCATAAGTAAATGTTCTTATATTCAATGCTGATTCCGGATTTAATTCATTGCTCTCATACCGTGATCTAAATTGTTTATAACCGTCTAAAGATATAACATTTTGAACAATTATTGGAGAGTTATAGCTGTAATCTATATTTTGTTGTATCTCAACCAATACACTTCTAAAAAAAATATATAAAAATTGTTTAGACAATAAATCTAAACTGTTCACTGGCATTGACTTATTTTTCATAAAATGATCTACAACTTCTTTATATGTACGTTCTCTTTTTAAACATTGTAAAGCCCTTGTAGGTTGTGTTTCACGTAACAATACTGGTACTGGTAGAGGTGGCTTTGGTTGTGTAAAATCACCGTTAGTATAAGGATCATATGGTAAGAATAAATCATCACCACCATTACCTTCAGGCGCGCGCACACTCCTTACATCTCTAAATGGTCTTTGACTGAACATTTGTTCTTCATAACCTGGAAGTAAGTCATCCATCTTTTATATATATATTATAAAATATTTTTATTCCTATGTTTTTCTCTCCAATCTCTCTAAATTACAATGATCATATACTAAAATTATAATTCGCAGTTGAGATATATTTAATTAATAAAATCCATGTTCATTTTAGGAAATAGTTTTAGAGAGATTGGAGAGAAAATCATTAATTCATTTACGATATAAAAAAGAAAATGAAAATATTTTTAATTTATAATTATATTATAATAAGTGTTTGAAAAACATACTTTGTATATAAATAGAATGAATTTGTCGTTATTGGAAGGAACCACAAAGATTAAAGATTTATTTTCGCCGAATTTAGAGCCATTTTCATTATTTTCATCATCCTCATCTTCTACAGACGCTTCTGGAAACATTACATCAACAATAGACGCTTCTGGAAACCCTGCATCAACAACAACAGTAAATGATAATTCAAATAATAATTCAAATGATAATTCAAATAATAATTCAAATGATAATTCAACTATGAATCCACCATCCATTGCACCATATGCCGACTTTTTTAAAAGTTTATTTTATTTGTTTATACAACTTTGTGTAATAGTGTATTTAGGATCTTCCTTTTTGACGCTGGTTCGTATGTCTGCATCGAAAAGTGTGTTGAATAAATGGATACCATCTGATATTAATTCATATCCGTATTGTGCACCATCTGATCCGAGACTAGGAGGTCAAGGTGCACAAAATGTTGAAATTGATGACGATCCATTATATTCCTTCGGCTTTCCTTATAATATGTATTGTGACCCGGGAGATGACGAGAGAAACACATGCTCAAAAACATGCGGTGCGATAAAACGAGAACTAAAAGATTCGAATGCATTTTTTGAATACACACCATTTTCTTTTTGGATCGCAATGTCATCGAAAAATACGTACGCAACATTTAGAGCATTGGTTAAAATGGTATGCACAAGTTTAAGTTCACTTGTTACTCAAGATAAAAATGATAGTTATGGAATTGTGGAAAATATTGTTATGGCAATTGGAGTAATTCTTATATATATGATTGGATTATCTGGAGGTTTCATAGGATTTTTTATGACATACGCATTTCAGATTTATAATTCAGGATTTATGTTATTTGGACTCGCATGGACATTTGGTTTATTTTTATTATCATGGATACCACCTGTTTTGAATTTTTTTGGATTTATTTTTCAGTCAATTATTATGTTCTTATGGATTCCATTTATGCAAGTAAATGAAGCAACACAATCCAAAGTAGTGATTGAAATTTTTAAAAAAAAGAAATCTCTACTTATGTTGTTGTTTAGTTTGGGAATGGTAATAAATGCTTTTAAATATTTAACCGGTAATGAACCATATTATGTAGTAATTGCTGTGGCATTATTCTTGTTCAATATGTATGTATTTAATTAAATTGTCGATACGCATGGTTCGAGTAAATATTATAATATAAGTAAATTAAAATAATCTAAATATAAAACCATATATATAATTAAATATATATAGTTTAATAAGTATGACAACAGATGATTTACCGTTTGTAAGCATATGCACACCAACGTTTAATCGCAGGCCGTTTATTACAACATTGATAAAATGTGTAGATAGTCAAACGTATCCAAGAGATAAAATGGAATGGATTATTATTGATGACGGAACTGATAAAGTTGAGGACCTGGTTTCAAGTCATCCTCTTGTTTTGTATTTCAAATTTGATAAAAAAATGTCTCTTGGAAAAAAAAGAAATATAATGCATAAAAAAACACGCGGGTCTATTATTGTTTACATGGACGATGATGACTATTATCCGCCGGAACGAGTATCACATGCGGTTGAAATGCTAATGAAACATCCATCCGCACTATGCGCAGGAAGCAGCGAAATGTATATTTATTTTAAAGATACAAGTCAAATGGTGCAGTTTGGTCCATATGGGCCGAAACATGCAACCGCGGGCACGTTTGCATTTCGAAGAGAAATGTTAGATGATCATCAGTATAATAATGATGCATGTTTGGCAGAAGAACGAGAGTTTTTAAAAGGATATACTGTTCCATTTGTTCAGTTGGATTCAATGAAGACAATTTTGGTATTTTCTCACCGCCATAATACATTTGATAAACGAATATTATTAAAAGATCCATTTAGTAATGTCATGCGTCTATCTGAAAAAAAGGTTCAAGATTTTATTCAAGATGAGAGTGTTGTTGATTTTTTTATGAATCTTGAAACAGCACTTATTGATTATCCCCTTGGCGAACCTGAAATGAAACCTGATGTATTAAAAGAAACAAATTCAATCATAAAAAAAAGAGAAGAAGCGAAACGAATGGCAGACGAAAAACAATGTGAGAAAAAAAAATGGTATGAAAAGATTGCATTAAAAAGTCCAGAAATATTTGAAAGAATCGAGTCTCAAGAAAAAACAATTTTTGAGTTACAAACCGAAACCAACAAATTGAAAGAACAAAATCGTCAACTAAAAGAACTTTATAGTAAATCGCTTCGAGAAAATGTCGAGCTAAAAAAGAATATAATTCTAAATGAATAAATGAATATGAATATAAGAAATATGAGCTTTTTTATTAACTGTGGTTTATTTACGGTTTGGTTCATTTGTATCATTTTATCCGCGATTTTCACAATCCGATTATTGATCATTAATCATTCAGCATTTCAAACACTTTTAGTGTATTCAGTAAATTTATCAAAATAATAAATATAAAGTCAAAATAAATAGATTGAAACTCTTTTTGTAAAGTCAAGTACACGAAAAGTACAAGAAATATAAAGATTAATGAATATGTATTCATCGATTTTGTCATATCTTTTACTGTAACCTTTTGTCCCTGGTTTTCTTCTTCTGAATCTGATGTTGATTCTGTTTCTTCATCATATGACGAAGATGAATCTGATTTTGATTCTAATTCTGACTCTGACTGTGTTTCATTTTGAGAATTCGATTCCGACGATTCTGAATTAGACCATACATTTTCTTGTGAATCAGAATTCGAATCCGAATCACGTGATTGGATTCCACCATTTATGGTATCTTTTTCTTCTTTATCATTTTTATCTTCGTAACCATATTTTTGTTTCATAACTCTGTTATATAGTGAAAACATCACGTATTGGCCTTTTTTCGAAGACCAATATCCAACCTCATCATGTGTATCAACATCATAAAGATAAGGAACACCATTCTTTGACTTTATATAATAGGGATGTCCGTTAATTTCCATGTTTACTGACTGATATTCAGGTTGAGATTCATTAACAAATGACTTTGACATTGTATGAAATTTTTATTTGAATAACTTGGATAATTATCGTATTGCTATTTATTTTTTACCCTTGACTACAAGTTTTCAATTTTTTTATAAATGTATTATAGATGTATAAAGAATGATAATGTATAAATAATGATTTTACATAAACATGAAAAAATGAAAAAACAATAAATGTTATAAATAAAAAAAACACTATAAAAAATATTATAAGTATATTAATATGAATATATTATAACATAACATTTCTATAAAAATGGTGTTTTTATTTTTGTTTGATGCAGCATGTAGTATATTATGTAAATGTGTATTTAAAATTGGAACATGGGTTGTTTATAAATCATATGACGGAGTATATTATTTATATAATAATAGTTATAACAATAAAATAACTAAAATTGAGAATACATATGGAAATATGAATATAAACAAAGATGATATAAAAAATAAAAAAAATGAACTAGATTTGTCTCCTTATATAATTATAACAGAAGAAGAATATGATACTTTAAAAAATGAAAAAAATAATAATGATAATAAAAAAAACTGTAAAATACACAAACGAAACGTGTCATCATTAACTAAAAAAATGGTCGCAAGCAATCAAGAGTGGAAATGTGGTTCATGCAAGCAAATTCTTGACTATACTTATGAAATTGACCATCATGTTCCATTGTTTAAAGGAGGCAGCAATGAATTAACTAATTTAATCGCATTGTGTAGAAATTGTCATGGAAAAAAAACACTACTCGAAAATAATTAAAGTGTATAATTAAAGGACATAGTAAATTATATAATATATATATAAGTAATTAAATAAAAATAAAATATAAATATTATTAAATTAAAGTTAATATAATAATAATAGAGGATATTGTATACACATGATGCAAAATTTTCAAAACAGTAAAATTAAAAAACTAAATGGATGGGTAAAATATTGGGAAGAAATATTACAACCAGAACGGGTGCATTGGTGCAATGGTTCTAATGAAGAATATAATAGTTTATGTGAAAAATTAGTACTGTCTGGTACATTCAAAAAATTAAATGATCATTTGCGACCAAATTCTTATGTGGCGAGGAGTGATCCCAATGATGTTGCACGCGTTGAAGAATCCACATATATTTGTTCAAAAAATCGCATTGATGCAGGTCCAACAAACAACTGGTGCGATCCTGATATTATGCGTAAAAAAATGTATTCACTATATAACGGAGCAATGAAGGGACGCACAATGTACATTATTCCATTTAGCATGGGCCCTTTGGAATCAAATATGTCTCACATCGGCATTCAAATCACAGATTCAGCATATGTAGTTGTAAATATGAAGATTATGACGCGAATGGGTGACGCTGTTTTAGATACACTTAAAAATGGCGCTGATAATGGCAAAGAATGGGTTCCTTGTATTCACTCTGTTGGCGCACCACTACTGGATAAAACACGAGGAGACGTTGCGTGGCCATGTAATAATGAAAACAAATATATTGTTCATTTTCCAGAAACTCGAGAAGTTTGGTCGTTTGGTTCGGGTTATGGCGGAAATGCGTTATTAGGAAAAAAATGTTTTGCGTTGCGTATAGCATCGGTCATCGGGCGTGATAATGGTTGGTTGGCAGAACACATGTTGATTTTAAAACTAACAAATCCTGAGGGATGCGTAAAATACATTGCTGCAGCATTTCCTTCTGCTTGTGGTAAGACAAATTTGGCAATGATGACTCCGACAATCCCTGGTTGGAAAGTGGAAACGATTGGAGACGATATATGTTGGATGAGACTGGATACAGAGGGTAAATTGTATGCCATCAATCCGGAAAGCGGGTTTTTTGGAGTGGCCACTGGCACCGGATGGAACACAAATACAAATGCCATGCGCACACTACATTCAAATTGTATATTTACAAATACAGCCACTACGATTGAAGGTGATGTTTGGTGGGAAGGAATAACCAGTTATGTGCCAAGCGGCTTAACTGATTGGAAAAATCAAGTTTATAATCCGAATTCTGATAGCAAAGCACCAGCCGCTCATCCCAACTCACGTTTCACTGCTCCGGCAAGGCAATGTCCATGCATTGCGCCAGAATGGGAACATCCCGATGGTGTGCCAATTTCGGCAATTATTTTTGGTGGTCGTCGTACTACCACAATCCCACTCGTAGCTCAGGCATTGGACTGGAACCATGGCGTATTTCTGGGTTCAGTTATAGCAAGCGAAACAACTGCCGCAGCTGATGGCGCAATAGGTAAGCTCCGATTTGATCCAATGGCCATGTTACCGTTTTGTGGTTATAATATGGCCGATTATTTTAATCATTGGTTACAAATGGGACAAAAGTTAAATAACAACGGTAACAATAACATTAACTTACCTAAAATATTTGTTGTAAACTGGTTTAGGCGTAATAAACATGGAAAATATATATGGCCAGGATTTAGTGAAAACTCGCGAGTATTAAAATGGATATTTGAACGCGCAGATGGAAAATTACCATTCACGAGAAAAACGCCCATTGGATACTTGCCTTATATGGATGACATTGATCTTACATCATTAAACATTTCAAACATCGATCTCAACTCAATTTTGGATGTTGATGTCAATGGTTGGAGAGAATATATTCTAGAGATAAAAGAATTTTATAATAAATTTGAAAATCGTATTCCTACTATTCTTCAAAATATATTACATAATTTGGAAGAAAGTATTACAACTACTCAATAAAATAAACCTTTATAATAATTATTATTATAAATAATATAATATAATGTATAGTATAATATCATATTTATTATACATACTATATATATAGTTTGTATTTCATAATTTAATGGTTTACATTAAAGGGCGCAGTTTATGCAGAGGAAAGTGTCCTCTCCCTGCTTTTCAATATAATATAGATGATGCCAACACAAGTTTGGTACCAAGGTATATAAGAAATACAATTATTATTAATACATCGCGTTTTCAAGGTGGAGGTAGACTACAATATGCGAATCAACAGTTGAATGCTTTTGGAAAATGGGCAGGATGTCCAGGTGGTTCGGGACCCGGATATTCATCTACAAATCATTACATGCCTTATCAAAATTGTAGTGTTGGTCCGGCAGTCGGAGGTCCGCAAGCGACATGTTTTTCACGTTGTTGTTGAAACATTATTCGGATATTAATGATTTATTTATATTAATTTTTTATTTATATTTTATTGAATTTGATTTCATTATTTCGGTAAATTTAATGAAATTAAGATATATTTATTATTATTTTATTTTCTTATCATACATTATAATATATATATATTTAGAAGGTTTATAAAAAATGGTAAAAAAAGGTTCTGATGGAATGTACCATCTTGCCGGTCATACATACTCTGTTGTTCGAGGATCTCGATCTCAAGTTATGCACGGCACCGCATACAAAACTGTAGGTGGTTTGACCAAAAAACATCTCATGTATAATAAGTACGGTCGAATTGTTTCCAGACGTAAACATGCTACTGCCAAACGCGAAAATCGTCTGAAAAAAGCTGGTTGGGTTCCCATCGGTAAAGGAAAATTTGGGTCAGTATTTGTTGGAGACAAAAAAACGCGTAGTAAAAAGTCGCACCGTGGAAAGTCACATAAAAAACGCTAAATATTGATATTGATATAAATTTATTTTTATTTTTATTTCAAATTTAATATAATTTTCTTATAAAAGTTATATTGGTTATATTGACCGATTAATTTATTTTAAATAATTTATTTTAAATAATTTATTTTAAATAATTTATTTTAAACAATTTATTTTAAATAATTTATTTTAAACAATTTATTTAAAATAAAATATATTTTATTTTGTAATGTTATGTATATATCAGTAATATAAAAATTTTTCACAAAATATAAAAATGGGATACACGAGAGATGAAAAAACTGGCTTATACAATATTAAAGGAAATACATATCAAAAAATTCGCGGTTCGCGAACTCAAGTCATGAATGGAACAGCGTATATGACTACCGGCGAACTCACAAAAAATCAGCTCATTTACAATAAAGAGGGATATATTGTTAGTAAAAAAAAACATATTACCGCGAAAAAAGAAATGCGTCTTGAAAAACATGGTTATTTTACCAAAAAAGGTAAATTCGGTTCAACGAAACGAAAATCAAAGCGATCGCGATCGTCGCGTTCACGGTCACAACATTTTATGAAAGGTGGAGAAGAAATGAAAGATGAAATTGAATAAAATAAAATATGAAAATAAAATTAACTAAATATTAGAATCATTATATCACTCCTCATATTTTTTTTAATGAAAACCCATCTTTATATATAAACAATCCATAAATTATCAATTATATCATAATTTAAAACACGCGTCGTCCATCGTAACATATATAATAACATAATAATATAGTAATGTAATTTAATGCAAATAAGATGTTTTAGGATACTGGATAATCAATTCACCATATAGGCTTATTCTGACTCCAAGACAAATTGGTTTAAAACGAAATTGATACCGTAATAGGTGCACGAAAATAGAACACTTACAAAAAGCAGTCCAGATAGATTGTGATTACCATCCTTGTTAAAAATGCTAGGTAAATACATGAGCAAATATTTTCGCATCACTGGAAGTTGAAATGTGAAATAAAGGATTGCTAAAAGAATTGGAACTTGCAATGTATTATAAACGACGTCGAGAGATTCTGAACGGTTTATTGATCGAGCACGATGTTCCATAAAAGATCGTGTATTTTCATGATGTTCGCGTATATAATCTACAGGATCTTTTGGAATATAGTTTGGAATTGTTTGTTGGTCAGAAATAACGGGTTCCGTGTTTCTTGGAACATCCCGAATGGGTAAAGCCGTTAATCCAGAAGATGTGGCGCGCTGTAATCCAGAAACAAATTCATTCACGTTCATATTTGATGCAACAGCTGTTTGGGGCTGAGGAGGAGGACCTTGTTGTTGTTGCATTGTTGATGGCATTTGTGCCCCTGCAATGTTGGGGTTATATGTTTGAATTGGAATTTCTGGTTTTTGAACAATACCAGATCCTTGTGTTACAGTAGCCGGAACGCCGGGCAAATCATCAATACTTGTTGTGTCGGCCATAAAATCCTTAACTCTTTCGTTTATGAATTATTTTTTATATAAATTATGAATTATAATTTTCTTCTAAATATAGGGAATAAAATTATACTAGATCATATTACGCAATCCATTACTTAATTCCACCGTTTTCTTTTTTGAATCACATTTTTGTGTTGATACGTTGTATTTGTAACACTCGTTTCCATATTTATATACTTGTCCGTTTGTAACATCTTTAATGGGTGGTGATTCAAAATGAAGACAATTTCCATCTTTACATGCCTTTCTAAATAACGCTGCCAATCCAAGACCGAGAATGATCGATATAATATATTTACTATTTGATTTATGTATCCATTCTTGTATGTTGATCATAATAATATGTAATTATATCACTATTATTATTATATGTTATTTTATTTTCCGTTAATTATCTTAATTATTTTAATTATTTTTTATCTATTATATATATTAAGTATATTAAGTAGGTATATTGAATAATAGTTAAAATACAAAAATAATATATAACAAGAACTATAATAACAATATGAAGTATCTCTCTATAAAAACCTTCGTCATAAGTTTTCTTGTTGGCATGTTGTTCATTTTTCTTTCGTCTCCTTCTCAACGATCTGTGGTTGTTTATCCGACAGTTGACAACCAAGATATGTTTCAATACAAGGATATGGCTAACAACTGTTTTGAATTAAAACCCAATGCCGTAAAATGTCCTTACTTGGATAACAATGTTAGTGTTATTCCGCCACAGGTTTGACCATATATGCAGTCCTATATTCATATCCATATTTTATAAATATGTAACTATAAATTATAAATTACATATGCGTTTATTCTGTCGATACATACTAACCGTGTTCGTCTGACTACAAATTGGTGGCTGGTACTTGTTTTTCAGAAAAAAAGGTGTCTCGCTACTTCCTGTAAATCTACACGCGCTTGCCGCTTCGTTTCCAAATGCACTTCGTAGAGAGTTGGCATTTGTATTTATAGTGTTCAACTTTAATTTCTCGATTCGCGTGCTGCTGTCCACTGCACCTTGAACAGAATACTGACGATTGTTTGGTTTAAATATTACTGTTGATGCACCACCCGTATTATTACATGTATACGGATTTACGCGCGGTTGAAATGTGTCATTAGTACGATACACTTGAGGACCAGTTGCACTGCTAGTTGGCCATAAAAGCTCTTCATGAGAATCGGTATATGTTACACCTGCTGCGCGATTAATCGATGTATTTTGTTGATACGTTTTGCAACGCGATTTTAAGTACCCAGTTGTATCAGAATAATATGCTCGACTTAAAAGTGTCGATGCACTTCGAGTCACATTATTTTGCGGATTGCAACCAATACATTTTGTCGCATAAATCCCAGTATTTATTTCACGTCCATTTCCAATGCTCACGGTTCCCTGATTTTCAACAATGACGCCTGACGCTTTTTTATTTTCATTAAAGTGTTCACTAATGGTATATGAATTTCCGCCAGGTTCAACGCATTTACAGTCAGAATTAGAACCTAGGTATGAAATTGCACCTGGACGATCCATAAGAAGTCCAACCGTTGCAGTTTGACGCCCCGAAGATGATGACGCAACATAAGCTACCGGATCTGTAACTACACCGGTCACTGTATTCATTGCATTAGCAACCGCGGTAGGAACATGTTGACGTCTCCAGTGTTTTATAGGGCGTGCTTTAAATTCGGGACCTTTAAACTCGTCTTGGTTTATATTTGGAGGAACGCCATTTGTATTTGGACGATGTAGTCCAGGAACCGAACTGTTTGCTGTTGTAACCTTCGTAGCATAATGTGGCACCCTTGTCGTGATAAGTGAATTGGATGTCCTAAAGTTTAATGGAGCACTCTGTTTTGGAATGTTTACAACCATTTATTTGATTCGTTATTGTCTATTATATTTTATTATATATTTTATAATTATAAAATAACTTATTATATCTTATATTTTTATAAATTATCTATATTTTTATAAATTATCTATATTTTTATAAATTATCTATATTTTTATAAATTATCTTATAACTATAATTATTATATATACCAATTATATTTTATTATATATTTCATCTTCAAGTAAGTGTTAATATATGTGTTTTTGTTGTTTTCGTTGTCTACTATAACGACGTTTCAAAAATCCAAATTTTTTATTTGACAATTTTTGTTTTTTTCGTTTACTTTTATTTTGTATTTTTTTTTTACCACCCAATTGTAGTGTAAATTGTTTTATTTCTGATGTTAACTCATCTCGGTACGTTGGAACTGTCTGACCGGGTGACATTAGAAAAACCTTACATTCTTGGTTATTTTGTGGGATCCACGTGCCGTCAATAAGAGTAACGGTAAATTGTACATACTGGTCACTCACAACTTGCGGTGGTTGTGTAACTTGCCAATCCTGAAATTGATTACTTGGTAGATCTCGAATTCGAATAACGTTCGTAGATTGAAGTATAAATTCTGTATCATAACCACTTTTATCAAAGGTCGAAATAAAAATTTGTGTTGAGAGTAATGGATTAACATTATTCCAAACGATGTGTCCTTGTGAAATTGGAGGACTCTGTGTCATCATATTTGCGGTATAACTGGTAACATAACCAGGTCGTTGATCAAATCCTCCACCAAGTGAAAAAAATAGAACACCGCGCGTAAAATATATTTTTTGTATCGTATTTCCAAGTTGTTGAATACAAGCTTGTTCAACAGTTTGTGGAACGTTAACAGGTAAGATTCTTTTATAAACTCCTTGTAGTGTCGACCCTCGTGATAGAATATTCCCATAAAAATCTCCAATTGGATCTTTTATCCAACGCATCATTGACAACATGTGATAAGAAAGAGATGATGCATATAATTTTATTACTCTTATATCCACATTCCCTTGAATAATGTTGCCGATTTGTGCTTGTACATCTGGCAAATAATCAACATTAAAAACGGGCGTGGCAACACCGTCAACATCAATATTTATCGGTTCGAGTTGCGTCATATATTCAAGAAATAAGTCATAATAATGAGGGGAAGAGGACAAATAAAATATTCCTTTTTTTAATCTAACAACATTCATAGCGGTAACACTACGTTTTGCTAAAGATTCTTTTAAGAGTGTATTCAAAAATCGATTGATAAAAGCCACTAAAAATTGCTGTAATGGAGGGTTTATACTACAATCAACATTTTGATCTCTGAAATCTACACTACAAATAATGTCAGTAGAATGAACATGACCAGCGGCGGCCATAATATAATGACGTTTATATTATTATATATTATATATTATAATAATATAAATTAAAATAGATTATTCTCATAACTAATTATCTTTTTTACTTTAATGCCTTCTTTTCCTTGAAGAATGCTTTCTTTTCCTTGAAGAATGCTTTCTTTTCCTTGAAGAATGCTTTCTTTTCCTTGAAGAATGCTTTCTTTTTATTGATCCGCCACCTTTGGACGCATTCATTGTTTCCATTTTGGCTTCTTTGCAACCCGGACATTTATTTTTTCGTAAAGGTTTAAATTTTCGATATTTTTCATGTAGTGGGTCATGACACATTGCATTTCCACATGTCGGACAACGAAATCTTTCTCTTCCGTGTAAACATAAAGACACGCCATCACAGTCAATACACCTGTAACTTGCCTTTAAATGTTTGCATATAAATCGCGGCCAACGGGAATCTATCATTGCAAAATCAATAGTGGAACCATTTTGTCCGTAAAAATCGGCAACACCTCTTGCACAACCAATACAACTACTTTTATGTGATGAAGAAGTGTGAGGATGATCAAAATCTGGAATCTGAGTAACTCTTAATCTAGTTGCAAGATCGCGTTCCTCGGGAGAAGCGGCATCTCGATTGGCTTGAGCGATTCGAGCAACTTCCATTTTCCGCGCCTTTCTCAGATCCACCCCTTCTTGACCAATTTCATCAAAAAAAACATCGTCGTCAAACGCTCTTTCGCCAAAAGCCGACGCACCCGACGCTCCCGGTAAATATGAATTATCTAAACCACCTAAATCTAAATGGTCAAAATGATCCATTTGGTTAATAATATTATATTTATTATATTATACTATTATTATTAATATCAGAAAAAAAAATACGAATGAACATGAATTAATGATTTAATGGATTTGTAACATAACACGGAATTGCGTCAATATCTAAAATTGTCATTGATTTTTTAACATTTTTTTGAGAAATCTCATACTGCGTAAAAATAGAATGTTTTAGCAACTGTTGTGATGGAATTTTATTGTGAACCGTTCTTGCAATCATTTTATACAGTTTAAAATCTGGATACCGGTCAATACCGCTTTGTTTATACAATATATTGCGCCCATTGTCATCTGTAATCCAATCAACAATTACCGAAACCAATCGGCTCTTTTTACACTCTGCATCTACATCGTCAATATCATCAATAAAAAAATCAAAAAGAGAACATCCCAATCTACATAAGTCAAAACTATAATTTGGGTCAACAATCGGTTTTTTATCATTATAATACGGTTCGCAATTGTATTGAGTTGCAGCATCTCCATTCTTGTGAAAACTATCACTGCACACCAGCTTCGAGTTGAATCTGTAAATAGCGCGACCAAAATCAATAATTTTAAATATCCTACCAAATGTCGGAACCTTGTAGAACTTTTTATTAAACAAATAATATATAAATTTTTTATCCGTATCATTAAACATGATATTGTTCGTATGCAAATCATTGTGCGTGAATGCAAACGCCTTTTGATAAGTTACCAGCGTCATTACAATTTGCATGAGTGCGGCTTCCCATTCGTCATCGGAAAGCACGTCTTCTACCATCAAATCATCAAGCGTTTGTTTACAACGTTCAAGTGCAATGAGTTCAACCGGAAAATTATAAATTGTGGCATTCAATATTTCTTCTTCTTCATCATCATCTTCCGGTCCATAATCATTATGACAGTCACCATCATTATCACTATTTTGACTTAGTGACTCGCTATCGCTCATGTTATAAAGCGATTCATTGGTTGTATGAGATGAACGTGAAGAACATGAAGATGACGACGACGCATTATTTGAATCACCGCAATACCCAGACATAATTTTTAGTTTTCCGTTTACATCCTCTTTTTCTTCTTCTTCTGTATCATCTTGAATGTTAAAAATTTCAGAATTAGATACATCGACAAGTGAATTACCTTCTACCCCTTCATTTACAGAATTTAGTATATGTATATGTTGCTCCTGCTGTTGCTGTTCTTCTTGTAATTCTTCTGCTACAATCTCGACTACATTTAATATATTTATTTTAGAATTTTTATTTTTTGTCTGATTGCCGCGATTATTCTCTCTTCTCTCTTGATTCCATTCCAAAAACTTTTCACATTCTGTCTCATCATAATAAAATAATGCCCCATTTTTATCTTTGAAGAACTCGTTCTTCATTAAATATTCTTGATCGTCAAATATATTCACTGTAAAATCTTTTTGAATCGCCAAGTACGATCCATAAAAGTCAATGCCGTGTATAAAATCATGAGCATGCAACAACTGGCTTGATAAATAAGAAAAAAATCCATCCACATACGCGGAATTATTTGGGTCTAGAACTTTCGAATGGCAATAATGTTTACCTTCGTTTTCATCAAATTTAGAATGAGAGTTAGATGATGACGGAATCGGCAAAGAATGCAACTCTGGAAGCCGGAGAAGCGCTTCATTTTGCATGTCATAACTGCCCGCTAAATATTTTATAGGATCTAAAAGTGGAGAGAATTTGAAAAATACAGGAACATCGATGATATTGTCGTCGTCTTTTTTTTTAACACTTGCCATTGCAATGTTTTTAAAATGGCGTTCTTCAGAACCACTAGTAGAATCAGAATAACTAACAGATTGTATACTGTATGTCTGATTCAAGTTAATCGAATTATAATTCGTATCATTCAGTGAAAAAAATGTAGAGTATAATGGAATATAATTATGACAATCAGAAAGTCCCATGCGCGTTTCTTCTAAATTTTTAAGAAGATTGTCATTTCTTGGCTTTTGATAATACAGTTCAAATGCAGTTGGATTTACTTTTTTACAGGACATATTTTAGAGAGATCGAGAGAATATTGGTATTTATTGAATTATATAAAAATATAAAAAATATAAAAAATATAAAAAATATAAAAAATATAAAATTATAAAATTAAATTAATACTGTCTATACATAGAAAAATACAAGTATTTAAACTTATTTTATACAAGAATAATTAGATTTTTTCACTTAATCATTTTTTTAAATTTTTCTTTTTACCATTTTATTACCCATTATTAACGTTTCTTATAGTTTAAATGTCGCTATATACCGTTCGTCGTTATTCATTCTTGTTCTTTTACCAAGAAATTCGAAATACTTTTTAGCTAAATGATACTCGCTCGGTTTTTTATCCTGCAATACTTCCAATCGGACTTTCATAATCATTCCCACCTGCCATATACGTTTATGTGGGTATTTTTTATCTTTATACAGGTGCTCTAATTTGCGGATTGTATTTTTTACATCTTCCACCGTTTTATACTTTATATCTATTGTATCTTTCGGATTTTTATCAATATACACATCAAATGATTTTTTAGGATCGTTTGGGTTATATAAAAACCGCTTCCTTGTTTTTTTATTCTTTTTATTCTTCTTATTCGTAAATTCAAGTTTCTTTGATACCGCCTTTGTCTTATTTTGTCTTATTTGTTTTTTATCCTTCATCGTAACTATGATTCTGATTTCAATATTAAAATAAGTTTAATTTAACCAAATATTTTATTTCAATATCTCATATTCATATTTTATATTATTCTTATTCATATTTATTTACATTTATTCATTACATTTTAATTATTCTCTCTATTCTCTCTATCTCTCTTCTTTCTGATAAATATAAATCCAAATGAATTTAGAATTAGGAAAATTCGATATGCGCTCCATCAGCTTTAGACCCGATGAAAATAAAGGTCCAGTTATCGTCCTCATCGGTCGTCGTGATACCGGTAAAAGTTTCCTCGTAAAAGACCTCATGTATTACCACCAAGACATACCCATTGGAACCGTCATCTCAGGAACAGAAGCAGGAAATGGATTTTTCGGAGAACACGTGCCGAAACTATTCATCCATGACGCATACAACACTGCCATCATAGAAAATATCCTGAAACGACAAAAAGCAGTCCTGAAACAAGTAAAAAAAGAAATGGAATCGTACAAACGGAGCACCATAGACCCCCGAACCTTTGTCGTCCTCGACGATTGCTTGTTCGATAATAAATGGACCCGCGACACTATGATGCGCCTCCTCTTCATGAACGGTCGTCATTGGAAGATTATGCTGGTCATCACAATGCAATATCCTTTAGGCATTCCGCCCAATTTGAGAACCAACATTGATTACGTATTTATCCTGCGAGAGCCGTATATAGGTAACCGAAAACGAATCTATGAAAATTATGCGGGCATGTTTCCGACTTTTGAGTCCTTTTGTCAGGTGATGGATCAGTGTACTGAAAACTACGAGTGTTTGGTGATAAACAATAATGCCAAGTCGAATAAGCTCCAGGACCAAATTTTCTGGTACAAAGCGCAACAACACGGTCCATTTAAACTCGGTAGTAAAGAATTCTGGGAGATGAGCAAGGATTTAAATTCTGATGATGAAGAGGAGTCATATGACCCTAAAAACATCAACAAAAAGGGTTCAGGGCCTAAAATTAATGTGCGAAAAAATAAATGGTAATTAGGATTGCTTTTGTTTTTTAAAAGCAAAAGCAGATTTTGCTTACCCGATCAGATGAGCAAACAAAGGGAGTGCAAGAGCACCACAACAACAAGTGCGCTTTCAACCCCTACACTGTCACCAATTTGTAGATGTTATCTACATAATTTTTTGCTTGAACTCGTGTGTAGTGCGTGGTTCGTTTTGCGATAACATCTTTGATTGAATTTTTGATGCAGTGGTGTTTGTGATGCATGTCAAAAAGGACTCTTTCTTCATTTTTTATCAACCGCAATTGGTATGAAACTTTTGAGCCCACCCAACATGCCAAGTTTGTAAATGAATTGGGATGATGATTGCGCACATTCATGAAAAGTGTTGTTGAGTTCATGCAGCTTCATCTGTTCCAACCTCATCTGGAGTGGAATCAGTTGACTGCGCAGTTGTTGACATTTTTGTATTTGTTGTGTGATTTCCGTCTTGGATTGCAACTGGGCTTTCATGCGAGCTTCATGTTCGGATCGTCGTTTGAGTAGCAGTTCACGCTCGCGCTTATGCATTTCTTTTTTTGGTTTTCTCTCTTCAGGCGACGACGATGTGGACTTTGATTGTTGTTTCAATAATGATTGCTCGGCGGGTGATAGATTCTGAAACCACACGGATGCATCCTTTTTGTTCATTTTCTTAATTCCCCACTTACCGACTCTCGAATTGGATGAGTTGTCAGTCATTGCGATTTCCATTTTTGAATCTATCTGTTGCTGGTAACACTGAATATTTAAAATTGAATTAATAATTTTTTTCAATTTATATTTTTGTAAATATAAATTGAATGTTAATCTAACCATAATTTGTTATCAAAATATCAATACTCCGGTACATGTCGTTTAAACAAACAACCGTGTGAAGTGATTCCGTGGACTTCGCGAATGACGGCCGCGTCTTGAAACGAGCAATTTGCGAGCCACACTTTGATAATACAAAAATTCTTTTTTGGAGAAATGGTGATTCCGTTGATATGCGGCAACAACTTATTGTTATCGGACATGGTCTCTCCAACCAGTGAATACGAAAGCTGTTTCCACGCGTCAGGCACATCCTTGTTTGGAATCTTGTATGAGAAACAACCGCCATTACGATTTCGCTCATCCTCCCAAATCGGATTGATACCCTTTCGCATCAAAAACAACATGCAATTTGTAACTAAAACGGGCGGCAGTGTTTCCGTGATTGTGATTGCCTGTTCTACGGTATTAAATTCATAAATTTTCATATAACTTTTTAAACTCCAATCGGTATCATGGGGCAAATGCGCCCAAAGAATCCAAGAATCCGACAGTTCGTGCAAGATAGAATCTGTTGAAACATCTTGTACGTCAGAGTTGGAATCTGGATGTGAACCTTTTTTGAAAATATTTGTGTTATTATTATTTTCATAATTTATGGTTGTCATATTTTTATTATTCTGCATACGGCTTTTATTATTTCCTCCTCCTTCTGTTGACTTTGTTTGAATTACTTCGAACGATGCCATAATAACTTAATAAGATAATATATTTATATTGATTTTTAAATTAATTAATATAAATATTAATATTATAAATATATTAAAATTAGTGGAACAATTGAATTACTATAATTATTATTTTTATACGTATATAATGTTTGAAAAATTATATCAATTTTATGATTTTTATTCATATTTTGTAGTTACCTACTTTATTAATGTCTTTGTTCATTATATAATTGATGTGTCATATTATGATGTAAGTAGTAGATATAAGATTAATCCTTTACCCAAATCAGAATTAATGAGATTATATCAAACATATTTACCAGTTGTTGTTAAAAATGTTATTATATCGCCTATACCTTTTGGAGTTATAGCTGTTCAGTTAGTTAATCTTGATTCCTTGTACACTGCTGAGTTTCATATAACTGAATGTATTTTAGAATTAGTATTCACCGCCATTATTACTGAAATTTTATTTTACAGTTTTCATAGAATAGTTCATATTCCATTTTTATATAAACGATTTCATAAAATGCATCATAGTGTAAAAATACCTGTTTCAGTTGCTACACTTTATGTTGACCAATGGGACATGTTATTTAGCAATTCAATTCCGCTTGTTTTCCCCGCGTTTTTTATATGTTCTACGACCATCACTTCAAAAATATGGTTTATATTTATTTTAACTGAATCAATTTTATCGCATGCTGGATATAAGTATTTGTCAGAAGCACATAACAAACACCATACAGATAATAATATTAATTATGGCAATAATTTATTTATGGATAGATTATTTGGAACATATGGATAAATTTTCGATAAAAATACAGATTGACTGACTTTTTAAAATTGTCTCATAAATGTAAAAAATATTTGCTTCTTAAAATTTCGGATTCTTTACTTATTTTTTCATAATCATACAAGTGTACGCGTAAACCATCGGATCGATCAAGTTGAAACGTCTTAATATCTCTCGTGATACATGTAATTTTATAGTTTATAGAGGGTTCAATCACATAATTATATTTTTTAAGTATATACCAGGTAACAAATTTTTCATCTAATATGAGATTTCCGACAACATTGAAATTATACGGTTGTGACAAATCGATTTCATATTCAGTATCATCGCCATCTATTTCTAAATTGCAAATAATCATTTCTGTATTTGATGGTTCGTATTTGGTTTTGTCTGAATAAAAGTCATATCGAGTAAATGTTCTATAAATCTTTGTATAGTTTTGTTTTGATGTTTCGAATGAGTCAGGATACTTATAATTTGTGTGCATAATGAAATCGAATGTTTTAAATTCGAGCGTATTGTCAGATTCATTTTTTTCCATTATAAATAACTTTTCTAATTCTGAGTTAGAATGTTGCGATGACTGAGATGATGGAGATGAAGATTGTGAAGAAGAGATGGTAGAATTATTTACAGTATCAGAATCAAAACAAGAAGAGGTAGCAGATTCGGATGACTCTGTTTCACTTTCTTCAATATCATAATATTCATTTGGATTTCCTAAATAAGATGATTCTTCAAATGTTGTCATCGTTTCAAATGTTGCACAGCGAACTCCATTTTTGATTACTTTAACTTCATCATAGATATATGTATTCTTAGTATTTGCATTATTGGAACTTACAAAAATATGTTTAATTCTATTATATAGATTTGATATTTTTGTTATCGCTAAAGATGAGTTATAACCAAGTTGAAATAAAAGTTCATAAAGTATTTCTTTGTTATTTTTTAAATAGATGATTCCTGAAAAACCAATAAATAATGCAACAAATTTTAATTCAAGTTCTGCTACTTCTGCTAAAACAAAGTCATTACATTTCGTATGATACATTTCTTTTATATTTTGACAAAAAACGATTTTATTCATTTTATGTTTATTTTTTATAACAACTAAAACGATGAATGTATATAATAATATATAAAAATATATTTATTTATATATTTATATATTTTACATAAATATATAAATATTTATTTAATTATTTTGAAATTACATTATTGAATTAGTTTAAATTTTACACGGTTTCGCAATCGCAGCCGTCTTTCCGTCCGAACAGCAACCGAACTCAGTACCAGCACATCCGCCAAGTAATTTAGATTGTGATGACGTTGAATCAAGGGGAGCTGGTTCAGAACTACTCGAAATACTAGGCATTAGGACCATTTCTTGAGGACAAGGTCTTACTGACACACCATCTTCACAGCATCCGTATTGTGTTCCAGCGCAACCGCCAATGTTTTTTTTATGATGAGGCGGTTTTGGTTCAGGATGAGGTTTGGGTTCAGGTTTGGGATGTGGTTTAGGTTGAGGTTTGTGCGGACAATTTGAGCCCTGATAATCTATTTTTGTCGTAGTTCCGTCATAACAACAACCATAACGTGTTCCGGGACATCCGCCTACAATATTGCTATTACGTTCGCGTTCATGGTCTTCGCGAGATTTACGCTCGGGTCGAAGATTATCTTTTTTTGGTATTCCAAACACAAATGCTAAAACGGTAGTAATATACGTCATTAAAATAAAGGGGATAAAAACAATAAACCACGAAATAATACCCAACCCTGCACTACATAATAGATTCAATACAAGTGTAAAAATAATCATAACAATAAATTTTAAAAATGCAGTGTTTGTATCACCTCTAAAAATATCAATTATAATTTGAGTGAGTGAAAAAGCTAAATATAATATTGCAGGTGGACAAATATATTCAACAATCATAGTATTTATATTTGTAGGTTTTAAATAACAAATGTATATAATGTATATAATATATATACCTATAAAAATAATAAAAATAATAAAAATAAATACATTTTTATTATTTAATTTTAATTCATTTTCGTTTTCGTTTTCATTTTTACTATATTATTCATTTTTTTTACTTTTTATATTATTTGCGTTTCAAAAAAACTGGTTTTTTATTCTTAAACTTGCCTACAATATTACCAACATCACCATTTACACACTCGTAAATATCTCCATTTTCTTCATTTGTTGTAAAGTAAGTAACATTTTTAATTACAATTTCATATACTTCTTCTTCTGCTTCTTCTTCTGCTTCTTCTTCTCCTTCTTCTTCTCCTTCTTCTTCTGCTCCTTCTTCTCCTTCTTCTTCTGCTTCTTCTTCTCCTTCTTCTTCTGCTTCTTCTTCTCCTTCTTCTTCTACTTGTTCAACCGATTCGTCTTCTTCTTCAACCGACTCTTCTTCTTGAGCCGACTCTTCTTCTTCAACCGACTCTTCTTCTTGAGCCGACTCTTCTTCTTGAGCCGACTCTTCTTCTTCAACCGACTCTTCTTCTTGAGCCGACTCTTCTTCTTCAACCGACTCTTCTTCTTGAGCAGACTCTTCTTCTTGAGCCGACTCTTCTTCTTCAGCCGATTCGTCTTCTTCATCAACCGATTCGTCTTCTTCATCAACCGATTCATCTTCTTCAACTGATTCGTCTTCTTCAACTGATTCGTCTTCTTCAGCTGATTCTTCGTGTGTATTCGAGTTTCTGCTTATACAATCTTGATTAAAAATTTCTGATAGTTTTTGGTTTGCATGGTTCACTGTGTCACTTTGTGAATTAAATTGAACGTAACTATGCGTTATAACTGGAGATGAAGGTGGCGTAATTTCTTTAATTTCTAATTGAATTGACTGTGATTGTAACTGTTGATCCGCTATTTCAAGTTTAGAAGTCAACTCTTGATTTTTTATATAAAGATCGCGAACAAAAGGTATTTGGAGAATAGCATCATGTGTTGACTTATACATTTCATAATCTTTAAATGCAAAATCTAGTGATTTTTTAATATTATTTTGAATCGATGCAGTAATATCATTCAATATAGAAGATATATCGAATTGAATTCCATGAACATTTACGGTTTTATTTTTTATGTCTTTGGCACTCATTTTTTATGATGACTATATTGATATATTGATATATTTAATATAAATGTTTGTTTAATATGATTTAAAAAATATTTAATACAAACTATATATAAGATAACATAATAGGACCAAAATATTCATGAATACAAATCAAGAAATCGCAAATGATAGCAGTTTCGTGTCAGAAATAAGCGTTGATGTTGTCGAAGTAAAAAAAGAAGAAGAGCGACGAAGAAATGAATGGTTAAAAGAAAAAATGGAACTTCGACGCAAACAACAAATTCAATTTATTATAGCACAAACAAATTACGATGAAATGAAAGCAACACAAAAATTGGAAGAATGCAAGAATGATGTAATAAAAGTGGTAAGTGACTATCTCGGTATTGTACCAAAAAAAGATAAAAGTGCGAATAAAACAAAAAATCAAAAAATATTTTCAGTGATACGAGACATTATGGATTCGGGGTCACGAAATTTTATAATACAACAGGAGAAGGCAAAAAAAATAGAAGAAATAAAAAAATATACGGAAATAATGAATAATAGTAATAATAATAGTAATAATAATAATAGTAATAATAATGATAGTAATAATAATGATAGTTCAAGAGTACATAAAGAAAAAATAGATTAAAAATAAGTTTTTTTACAAAAATAATTTTATATATATATATATAGATATATATATATATATATAATGACAAGTCATACAACTAAAGGCGAAATAAATAAAATAAATATTGAAGATAAAAAAATATTATTTCTTGGATGTGGAGCCGTTTCCAAATGTTGTTTGAGTTATTTTAAATATTATTTTGTTTTTGATTATACAAAAGTAATCATTGTGGATAAATTATCAAAAGAAAAAGATTTTCCAATCGTACAACATTTTTTGACAGAAGGTTCAACTTTTATTGTAAAAGAAATCGATAAAAATAACTATAAAGAATTGTTTGATTCATTTCAACTAAAAGAAAAGGATATTGTAATTGATTTAACAACTCGAACACCAACTTTTGAGTTTTTTACATATTGTAGAATAAATAATTTATTTTATACAAATTCATCTTCAGAACAGTCATTTGCAAAAGATCATAAATTTGAATCAATGGTTCTTCAGCATTACAACTACATGGACATTGTTAGAAAAACACCCCATTGTAATAATGTTACTACGCTTATTGAGTATGCAATAAATCCGGGGTTAATTTCTTCATTTACATTAAAGGGAATCGACGATATAGCAAAGTATTTTATAAATAAAAATGAGGTGAACAATATAATCGACGAAGAGTTAGTAAAGATTTATCAATTAACAAGTAAAGATAGATATAGCTTGTTATCAAAAAAGTTAAAAATAAGAGTTATACATTGCTCGGAAATTGATACACAAGTTGTAACTTCAAATACACTGTTAAAAGATAAGTACTACAACACATGGAGTTATGTTGGACTAATCGACGAATCATACCAAGGGATTGAATTGGCAGTCGGAACACACGAAAAAGAAATACCATTAGAAAAGCATGACGTATACATAAATGGTGTTTTTTCATCTTCTACCATGTGCAAGGATGTAAAAGTGAAATCGATTGTTCCTTTGAATCTCGACGCAAATAACAATGTAGTTTTTACAGAAATCGAAGGATATCCAATTCATCACGGCGAGTGCTGCAGTTTATACAGATTATTATCATTGCACGACTATTCTCCAACCATGCACTATGTTTATAAGTTAAACACGTATGCAGAAGATTTTATCGTTAAAAACAAAAATGACACGAACCTTATTCACGCATCACACGACTCTAATGCGTGGGAAGTTTTAAATTTACATAACCATAACATAGATGGATATGATAATGTTGGAGCTTTATTTGTGTTGGATCATATGGATGATGATGTGAATTGTAATGACATTTCAAATGAAAATAAATTCACTTGGTGGTGCGGAACAATTTTATCAAATGAATATGCAAAAAATATATTGAACGACAATATGAATTCGGCAACACTAATACAAGCGATGTGTGGAGTATTAGGTGGACTATACTGGAGTTTACTTCCAGAAAATCAAAATAAAGGATTATGTTTTGGAGAAGATGTAGATTATAAATTAGTATTAGCTATTAATGAAAAATTATTGGGAAAAATATACTCAGGGAAAACGGGTGGAGTTAATATGAAAAGTTTTCATCTAAAAGATATTGTATCTAGTATGTAAATTATGAATAAATATTGAATAAATAAGTTATAATTATAAATATTAAGTTATATAATACTACATATAAACAAAAGACATGTAGTATTTTATTTTTTATCTTTACTTTACCTTATACCAAATGCTTCATTTATAATTGAAGATTTTGCATTTTTACTTTCCTTTTTTTTAATTTCAATGGTACTATTTTGAATAATTTTATTTCCAATAAAAAAGTCATTATTATCTTCGTATAATTCGGGCAATACATTTGTGAGTGGTTTATTTACCATATAAACAATTTGTTCACATTGAAAAAGTTTTCGATATTCAGTTATTGTTAAGTTACCATAAAATTTATTCAAAAGATAGTGTGGATTTGCCGCAGGTTTAATACTTTTATTATAATTGTATATTGGACCATAAATAGAGTTTAATAAATAGTATCGTTCAAATTTAACAGATGTATCAATATTTTCCTTCATCAAAAATGCAACCGCACATTCTGGATGACAAAAACAACCATACCCTTTTGATGTTGACATTGGAATATATATTGGCGGCGTATCAAATTCACAAGTATCCCAAAAACATGCAGAACGCTGCACGCATAGTGCATCATTTTTATGAAAATTCAGTTTAAGTTGTAAAATTTTTTTCCATATTTCTTTATTTCTCGAATTCTTACATTCTGAAATATAGTCACCATTCATATCTTCTTTTTCAGAAAAAGAAAAAGAATGTGCATTTATGTTTACGCTTGTGTCATTTGTTATCGGGATTGGAGTAGGATGTATATTTTTTGAAGAAAATGTTGAAGGATCATACTTTTGATGTGTGTTTATACTGTTTGACAGCGGCGACGTTAAGTTATGTTTTTTTTTTTCTTCTTCCTTCAATGTCATAACATGTTTACATTGCATCTTTCTAACGTCGCCATCATTATCAAATTTTGTCATGTTGGACACATTCGAAGAAAATGAATTATTTTGATCACTACTATCATTATAACATAAAATTTCCATTTTTTTTTCATTACAATGTTCGTCTAATTTATGCGAATCTACGTCATTTGACTTTTTCAAATCAGATAAAACGCATTTTAAATGTAGTATGATATTTGGAACTTCAGGATTGTTATTTTTTTGAAATTGATTTTCATGAATGATTTTACCACCTCGCGGTTTCCTTCCTCGTTTTTTATGAATAACAACATTCGAACTCGTCAACTGTAATATTTCTTCTTGAATATTTTCATCACTAGTTACATTGTTTGATATACCGGGTTGACTACTTTGTTCTTGTTGTTGATCATATTTTTTCTTTGACACTCGAACCTTGCGAGGTTTTTTATCTATACTTCCATTTGTAATGTCATTACTAACTGTTTTTGTATCAATAACTTCGTTTATATGTTTATAATCATCTGAAGATGTCAAACTTTCAGCATCAGGCTTAACAAGTTTTTTTCTACCTCTTTTCTTTTTTTCAACAGTCATGACTGTTGAAATAATTTCAGAAGAGGTACTATTTTTAGCATCTGCGGTATCCACTTGTATATCATTTTCTAAAGCTGGCGCTGAGTCCACATAAAATGTTAGTTCAACTGGTTTTGTTGTGTTAGTATTATCGGATGAAATTACTGGATCACTCTTAATTTTTTTAGTTCTCATTTCTACAATAAATAAATTGTATTAAAAATTCAATTCTTTATAATATATAAAAAATTGGTTTAAATTGTTTTAATATATTTTATAACAAAATAATTTTAAAGTATATTAAAGTATAAAATGAAATAAATGATTTATTTTATTTATTAAAGTCACTTAAACAGATTTCATTAAATAAGATTACGACAAGAAAAGTTTATAAAATGTCAAAAGCGATTGGAATTGATTTAGGAACAACTTATTCGTGTGTAGGCGTCTGGCAAAATGAGCGTGTGGAAATTATTGCAAATGATCAAGGGAATAGAACAACGCCGTCTTATGTTGCATTTACGGAAAGTGAACGCCTTATCGGAGATGCAGCAAAAAATCAGGTATCAATGAATCCAGAAAATACAGTATTTGATGCCAAGCGTTTGATTGGCAGGAAAATCGATGATGCAAGTATTCAAAACGACATGAAACATTGGTCGTTCAAAGTTGTTGGGAAAGACGGGGGGAAACCGCATATTCAGGTAAGTTTTAAAGGTGAAGAAAAGACGTTTTCGCCGGAAGAAATTTCCGCAATGGTGCTAGTAAAAATGAAGGAAACAGCGGAAAGTTATTTGGGCGATACAGTAAAAGATGCAGTAATTACGGTACCGGCATACTTTAACGATGGTCAACGCCAGGCTACGAAAGATGCCGGGTCAATTGCCGGCCTTAATGTGCTACGTATTATTAACGAGCCGACTGCTGCTGCTATTGCATATGGTCTCGATAAAAAGGGACAGGGAGAAAAAAACATTTTGATTTTTGATTTGGGTGGCGGAACATTTGATGTTTCACTTCTTACGATTGATGATGGGATTTTTGAAGTAAAAGCCACCGCAGGAGACACGCATTTGGGTGGAGAAGATTTTGACAATCGACTAGTGAGTTGGTGCGTGCAAGAGTTTAAACGCAAGACCAAGAAAGATCCAAGTGGGAACAATCGGGCACTCCGGCGACTAAGAACTGCATGCGAGCGTGCCAAAAGAACGCTTTCGGCGACCACAGAGACGACGATTGAAGTGGATTCATTATTTGATGGGTCAGATTTCATGACTAAAATTACGCGAGCAAAGTTTGAAGAATTGTGTATTGATTTGTTTCGATCAACAATTGATCCAGTAGATCGTGTGCTAAGAGACTCCAAAATGTCGAAAAGTAGCATTCATGAAATTGTACTTGTTGGCGGTTCCACTCGCATTCCAAAGGTTTGTAGTTTGCTTACAGAATATTTTAATGGCAAAGAGTTAAATCGTTCGATTAATCCGGATGAAGCGGTAGCATATGGAGCAGCAGTACAAGCAGCAATTTTGACGGGCAGTCAGTCTAAAGTCACGCAAGATATTTTGTTGCTGGATGTTGCGCCGTTATCGCTTGGCATTGAAACTGCTGGCGGTGTAATGACTAAACTGATTGAGCGAAATTCAACGATTCCGTGTAAGAAGAGTCAAGTATTTTCAACGTATGCGGATAATCAGCCGGGCGTATTGATTCAAGTGTTTGAAGGCGAGCGCCAGCTAACTAAAGACAACAACATTTTAGGGAAGTTTCAGCTAGACGGTATTCCGCCTGCCCCGCGCGGAGTTCCACAAATCGAAGTGACATTTGATTTGGATGCAAATGGCGTTCTTAATGTGAATGCAATGGATAAAGCCGGTGGAAAATCGAATAAAATCACGATTACAAATGACAAAGGACGACTTTCAAAAGACGATATTGAGCGCATGGTAAATGAAGCCGAGCGATACAAAGAAGAAGATTCCAAACACAAGAAAAAAATCGACGCAAGAAATGAGTTTGAAAACTATGTATATTCTGTGAAAAATTCAACTTCCGAATCTGGAGTAAAAGACAAGTTATCAGACAGTGACCGTGTAATAATTGAAAATGCCTGTAAATCTGCACTCGAATGGCTTGAAATGGCGGGATCGGGAACAGAGGCAGAAGAATATGAAGCTGAAAAGAAAAAGTTGGAAGGCATTGTTGCACCAATTGTTTCCAAAATGTATGGAGGAGGTAGTGGTGATAATGCGGCACCTCCTTATTCAAGTTCTGGACCGGGACCAAATATTGAAGAAGTTGATTAATTAACAAAACTCACAACAGCATGCTTCTTTTAATTTATCACAAGGCGGATCCCCTCTCATTTTATAAACACACGAAAGAATCATTAATATTGGAATTCCAAATATTAATGATACTCCAAAATATATTAAACCAATAATTACATTTTCATCATAAGGATTCGTGTTTGATTTTTCAAAACGACTGTGATTCACAGTATCATTCATTGTGATAATTGAATAATTATAAGAATAATTCATTACTCCTTGTAAAACTATTTTATGAAACTATATAACAACTGCGACCGATGTAATATTGTAAATTATTAATTGTAATTTAGATTAATCAATTTTTTAATTAATATCTTAGCATTATAACATATTTTTATTTCGGGAAATATTTTTTTTCAGCTTCTTGAAGCTCATCCTGATTTTGAAGCTCAAAAACGTGTTGAGTGGTTGAAATGTTAACCAAATTATTAATTGATACATTTTCATATATTTGCTTGCAAACCTTTTCCATCGCATAAATACACGACCTCATATTATGGTTTGCCCATATTATAAGAGATACGCCCAATTTAGAAAAATCTTCGTACGAGGTAAAATATGTAGTTGGAACAATAATAACTGGAACTCGATTTTCTTTCTGGTTCCACTTTTCCATAAACTGTTCAATTTCTATTGGGTTCGATTTTTTTGAATGAACTAAAATTGCATCCGCGCCAGCATCTTGATATGCATTTGCACGCATTAATGCTTCTTCTAATCCGGCACCCACGATGAATGCTTCAGTTCGAGCAACAATAACAAATTCTTTAGATAGTTGACTATCTTTGCAAGCGCGGATTTTTCCACAAAATTCATCTACACATGTCAATTCTTGTTTCGTATCTATGAATGAATTTGTTTTTGGAAATATTTTATCTTCTAAACAAACACCGGCAACGCCAATTTGATCAAGTTTTTTCACAAGAATGCGCGCATTATTAAAATTTCCATAACCTGTATCACCATCTAACAAAATAGGTAAACTAGTTGCATTATTCATAAATTCAATCACGTCAACCACTTGTGTCCATGAAGCTTCATTTGCATCTCTAACACCAAGAGCAGCCGAAATAGACAATCCAGAACCCCATATCCCTTCAAACCCTGTATTTTGTACTATTTTAGCAGAAAGACCGTTATGAGCTTCCATAATAACACCTGGTTTACCGGGAGTTAATAACTTGCGCAACTTTATAGCTTTTACATTATGGTGACGATTATAATTTACACGCTCTAAAATAATTGAGGTAGAAATACCATCAGTATAATCAATAATCTTTAGTTTATCTAATATTTGCCCATACATCATTATTTTTGATTCTTCAGTTAAACCAGTTGCATGAATAACTATATCAACATTGTGACTTGCAAGATAATCTCGTGAAACAACAAGGGGGGCATTTGGTATTACTTCATCAACATATTTACAGGACTCAACTACAGAAATGCGTTCTTTCATATTCATAATTGGTTGTCGCTTATAGCTTTCAACCGTTTTATCATTGTGAATACCAACTTTAAGAATATCTCCATGTTCTTTAGCGCGGCGCAAAAAGTCAACATGACCGAAATGAAACAAGTCGGCAACCATATCAACATATACAATTATTGGCATTTTATATAGACAATTATATTTTAACTATTTAATATATATTTATATGTTAACTATATATTTATATTAACTACTTAATAGATATATATTAACTATTTATAACGCATTTTACACTGCATCAATATATTTAATTAAATTATTAATTCTTTCTTTTGGACTTTCTTTAGGTCTTGATAAATTTACACTGTTACTTGGTTTGTTAGACATCAAAATATGTATAAACGTTAGACCTTTCATGTATTTTATCTTTATTAATATTTTATCCAACTCATTATCATTTTTAACAGTGAAACAATTTTCATACCCCATATCACTGGCGATTTTAGCAAAATCAATATTTTGAGCGATTGTTGGTTGTATGCCAACACTTTCATGCATTGCATTGTTCAATAAAATATGAATGAAATTTTGAGGCCTTATATTTGCAATATAAGGCATAGACCCTAAATGCATTAATATGGAACCGTCGCCATCTATACACCATACACGTTTATCTGTATTCATTGCAACTCCTAATGCATATGAACTTACATGTCCCATAGATCCTACCATTAAAAATAGTCGCGATTTATTAATATTGTTTTCAGAAGAAACTTCATCCAATTCACGTGATGATTTTCCAGTAGTACAACATAATACATCGTTGTTATCCTTTGAACTAATAACAATCTTACTTAGTACATCACGACGAACAAGTGTAAATTCATTTAACTTTACTTTAGATTCATATTTTTGAAATAAACCTTTAGACACCACTAAAAATATTGGACGTTTTGTATCATTTGTTTTAGAAACACATTTATCTATATTCAATTTCCAATTAAGTTTATCAAGTATTACTGTGTCAAAGCCCATTGAATTAATTAAATTTAACATGCATTCGCCTTGAGATATGTGCTGTGGTTCATCAGGAACACCACGTTCTCCACGCCAGCCAATTATTATTAAACATGGTATTGAATATACGTTATTATGTGCCAAACTCAGTAAAGGATTTATCATGTTACCTAATCCAGAATTTTGTAAATATAGACAAGGAATTTTTTTGGTTGCAGTATAATAACCGCAAGCAACACTTAATGCCAGCCCTTCATTCGGCATAACATGATGATTTTTACTATTTTCCAATATACAAGTATTAAAATCTTGTAATAAAGAATCTGGAACTCCGGAATAAAATGTTATATCATTTTTTTCTAAATAATCAAATAATTCTTTACAGTTAATTTCACACGGATTGAACTCACTATTATTAAAAACTGCAGTTAACACATTTTCGAAATAATTTAAAAATTGTTCAATGTCATTTTCGTCTATATTACCAATACTTCCAATTCTAAATGAGTTTATACTTGTTAATTTTCCGGGATATATTATATAGTTAAACTTTTTTAATCCGTTATATAGTTTTTTAAAATCAAAATTATCATTATCCGGATATAAAAATGTATGACATATGTTACCGGTATTAAATTCATTTACATCGACAAATGCTTTAATTCCCATTCTCTCCATTCTCAAATATATTTTATTCTTCATGTTTTTATATCGCACTACTCGTTTTTCTAACTTTTCTATATTCAATTCATCTAACGCTTTGGAAAATGCCATCAAAGTGTGTATGGGTGGTGTAAATCTAAATTGACCAGTATTACTAAAAATTGTATGTTGATCTTTAATATCTAAAACATACGACTGTGATTCATAGTTATAAAAGTTATCAGAATTAATAATCAATGTAAAACCGGGAACACCTTGTAAACACTTGTTACTAGATGTAATTAAATAACTAATATTATTAAAATCAAAAATATCACTTCCGAAAGACGCAATTGCATCCACTATTAGTTTTTTATTATATTTATTTGCAATGCATTTAATTTTATCTAAGTTATTAAGTATACCTGTCGATGTTTCCAAGTGGACAAATGCTATATAATCAATATTATTCAAATTGTGTTCTATTTCTTTATAATCAATTTCTATTCCTTCTTTAAATTCTAAATACTTGTATTTTTTATGATATTTATCTAACATCGTTTTCATGCGTCTACCATATCCACCATTTATTAATAATAATATATTATTAACTCCCGATAAAACTGATTCTATTCCATACGTTCCACTTCCTTGTAACAAAATTAAATTATTATTAGTGTCAATTTTAAAAATGTTAAATAATTTATCTTTAATATTTTTAACATTATCTAAAAAATGATCATCGCGGCTACCATAATCATATAGCATTTCCTTTTTTACATTAAATGAGACATTAATAGGACCCGGTGTTAATAAAATGTTGTCCATATTATTATATGTTTATATACTTTGTATGTGTATGTTTTATAAGTAAAAAAATATATATACTTATAAAATATAAACTCACTTATTTTTATTATTTTTAACTTATAAAATATATTATTCGTGATGTTTTAAATATTCACGAAATAACTTACTAATATTATTAAAGTTTAATTTATATTCTGTAGCTAATATACCCATTTTTGAAACAATATATGACATCCTTTTATGTCTAGGTATGTTATTTTTTTCTTCATATTTGTGAAATAATTTTTCAATAATTTTTGTATTTATTTTTTCAATTGGTAACTGCGTATACAAATTATGCAACGATGTATGTGGATATACTTTTCCTACTTTTAAGCAATTTTTACCGTACTGTCGATGAAGATTATCTTCTGATTTATTTGGAATGTATACAGTTAAATTTTCAAATTTTGCACGTTTTAATGGAAATAATTCATTATGATTATCATTGTAATAATTATCCGAAGATGCATAATAAAATGTTTTTACATTATTATATATAGGAGTACAATAATTTATATTATTATTATCATCATAGTCACTAACCCATATATCAACAAATGGATATTTTATACCTTTTATGTTCATTCTAAAACCAACTGCCACCTTATCCAGTTCAAAGTTTCCCAAATTTACCTTTGTTAACTTTATTAATTTATTATAATCTTTATATAAAATGCCTACATCAATGTCATTGTCCCATGGAATAAACCCTTTATGGCGAATAGCTCCTAATAATGTACCGTCAACACACCACCATGTAACATTTCTTTCACTCATTAGTTTAATAAATTTTTTAAAAATTATTTTAAGATGTATAAATGTTTCACATTGTTTATCTGTCAAAATATATTTTCCATTTACAACTCCTTTGGGAATTTTTACCAAGTTTAATTCATGGTCAATATTATCAATTGTATAATTACAAATTACCATTTTTATATGTTTTAAAACTTTAATAAATTATATATTATTTTTTATAAAATATATTTTTTTTGATAGAATATTTAAAATATGTCGTATATATATATATATATAATTATATATATATATATATATATAATATATTATGTATTATGCAAATCAAAACCAATTATAAGTTCGATGCTTATCTATCATTCTATTATTTTATTGAATATTATAGATATTTATAAAATTATTAAAGTTTAAAAAAATATTAAATAAATGCATATAGTTTTATCAAGACACATTTTATTTGTAATTTATTTTCATTCTAAGAATAAAAATGGGAATAACACAGTCAAAAAAAAAAATAAATTATGAAGATGTACAACATGCATCCAAATTTTATTTAAAAAATAAAATCGATGAAAATAATAGTAATAATCATAAATATATAATTATAAATACGATGGATAAAAATTGGCAGTCATGTTTGATTCAAAATACGATTTCAATACAAGAAGAAGAAGAAATGATAAATGGAATATTAAACAACAAATATCCGAATGCCAATAATATTATAGTTATTGTCTATGGAATGAATTCCAATGATGAAAGTATTTATTCGAAATATGAACAACTCGAAAAACTTGGAATAAAAAATGTCTTTATTTACACAGGAGGAATGTTTGAATGGCTGTTACTCCAAGACATTTACGGTCTTGATTTATTTCCGACAACGTCCAGAGAACTGGATATATTAAAATATAAACCTCGAAAACAATTCAACGTTTTATACATTGGAACATGAAGAAACATGATCGTCGTTTTTACTATTACGACTACTAGTGACATACATTTTTAAATGATGTAAAACTCCGATAATTTTCGAAGCGCGAACGTCATACATGTATTTATAAATATCTTCACTATAATCCGCATTTTCCTCGTTTGCATTTAATACCAATATAGGAATCAAATTTTTTTGATCTCTTATCAACCAGTCATCATGATATCTGTTGCATTTATCCAAATAATCATGCTCTATGTCTTGTTCACCAGGACGATTTCGTTTTTTTATTCGGCTCATACATACATCGGTTGATGCTTGAAAATAAACAATGCATGACGGTTCAACTTCTTTTGCAAATTCATCAAACCAACGCGTATATATTTGATACTCGTCTTCTTCTATATGTTTCGAATCGTAAAGCATTCGTGCAAATACGTGAGCATCGGTTATAAGGCAGCGTTCGGTAATTATGATTTTTACATTTGGATTTTTTGCAGCGTCTCTCAACTTTTTTAGTCGTGTTATGTATGCCATCATTTGAAATCGAAATGCAAACCGTTTCAAGTCACTATATAAATTTACCAAAATTGGAACACCATTTTCATCTTGTATTGTTTGCCATTCGTCAGTTGGTTCATCAACAAAAATTGTTGAATTTAATACGCCATTTTCTTTCATAATGTACTGTTTTAAATTTCCCTTTCCTGTGGTTTTGCCGGAACCAATGTTGCCTTCAATAGATACAATCATACATGGTGACTTGTTGTAAAAGTATGTTGACTGTTCTGATCCCATTATGCAGTTTTCGATTTCGTAAAGTATATGAATATGATTACATTTTGATATATAAGTGATAATAATTCAATTTTTATATAAAATTACGTTTATACTTTTTGAGTCTATCACGATTCAAAAAGTATAAAAATAAAATATAAACATATATTTAACATTAATATATCAACAACCTGCTTATTCATTAAACTAAACTTATAATATGAGAAAAAAAAATACATCAAATGCACAAAAATTACAAATAGATGCAAATGTTCAAACAGATATTACATTAGAAGAAATGGATACAATTATAAAATCAATGAATAAAGCAAATAATTTAAATTTAAAATTGATAAAATCAGAAGAAAATGAAATAAACATAAATAATATCAATCTACATGAAAAAAATGAAGTTATCATAATGAATAATAACATAAGTAGCACGAATAATCCAACAAGCCCAAGACCAAACCCAAGCCAAATCAGTCCGGAAATCAGTCCGGAAATCAGTCCGGAAATGAGCAATGAATTGAATAAGATAAAAAAAGAAAACTTAGAAGTTTCAATAAACAAAAAGATAGAAAAAATGAAAAAAAGAATAGAGTATTTAGAATCTGTATACCAACCCGAACAAAGAACAGATGAATGGTACCAACATCGACACGGATTAATTACTGCAAGTTCAGTTTGGAAAGTTTTCGGAAGTCAATCAACCCAGAACCAACTCATTTATGAAAAATGTAGTCCAATTGATGTGGAAAAATATAATAAAATAAATACAGAATCGCCACTTCACTGGGGTCAAAAATATGAAAAACTATCAAAAGATTTATATGAAATAATAAATAAAACAAAAATTCAAGAATTTGGATGCATAAAACATCCAAATCCAGAATACTATTTTATTGGAGCATCGCCAGATGGAATTAATGTATGCCCATCATCTCACTTGTATGGTAGAATGCTTGAAATTAAAAATGTGGTTTCGAGAGAAATTACAGGTATTCCAAAAGAAGATTATTGGATTCAAATGCAAATACAAATGGAAGTATGTCGTTTATCTGAGTGCGACTTTTTAGAAACTAAATTTGTAGAATATGAAGATGAATGCGCATTCGACGCAGATTCAAATGTAGAAAATAATGAAACCAAATGGAACTATAATTTAAATGGTGAACGACGCGGAGTGATTGTGTATTTTATTAAAAACGATAAACCATTTTATCAATATGCTCCTCTCAAAATTACGAATAAATTAGAATTTGATAAATGGTTTGAAGAAACAATAAATATGTATGATGCAATTACATGGATCAAAAATATTTATTGGCATCTTGAAGTGTATAGCTGCGTTCTTGTTTTAAGAGACAAGGCGTGGTTTAAAAATGCAGTTGTTAAAATTGAACAACTTTGGAAAATTGTTGAAACGGAAAAAATAACAGGATATGAACACCGTGCCCCAAAACGTCGAACAGTTAAAAAAAATGATAAGAATGAAATGGGTCAAATACAAACTAAAATTCAACTCAATGATGATGGTACATTTTCACCTATTTTGCAATCCAATGACTATAACGAACAAACTATAAAAATTTGTCATTCGGGACTGTTCTTTTAGTTAAATATAAAATTTTTCATATTTTTTACAATGAACCTATTCAATATGCTATATGCTATATTATGCTAATGCTAATACTGTGTTAACAATTATTTCCAGCAACGTCAGAGGGCGCATCTTCATCAAACGCGTACATATTTACGCGCGTTTGTTTTGATGAAAATGGAATCATTCTTGGAAATTTGTGAATGTTGAACGTTTTATTATCATAAAGAGTTCCGCACATATTGGCAGGGGCACACGTACCGTCGTTCGGTGTTGCCCAGTATCGCACATTGTTTGTTCGTTGAAGGTAACTGCTTGGGAAAACGGGATAATATGCCGACAACGACTTACTGTTTAAATCAGATAATCCCAATGCTCCTTTCTGAAGAGGATAACTTCCATAAAGAATAGGTTTTGAAACGCTTTCTGGAAATGTGCCTGGTTGAAGAAGGTGAGTTATAAAATTCTCTCGAACGGGTGTGTAAAAAAATGACCCAATTAATGCAAGCAATAATGCTAAAATAAGAAATAAAATTCCGTCAACTTTATTCAACATGTTTTTATTTTACTATATTATTTTATTATATTGTATAATTTTATTATATTGTACATATATTTTTTTTTTGTGATAATGTTTTTTTGTGATAATGTTTTTTTGTGATAATGTTTTTTTGTGATAATGTTTTTTTGTGATAATGTTTTTTATTTTATTTTATAAAAAAAGTAAAAAGTCAGTTGTTGTGTTTTATTTTTATTTATCAAATCCAAGAATCCAACATTTCCTTCCGGAAAATGGTCTCTTCGTTTCATTTGCAATGACACAAGATTTAATTGCATCATCATCAGCTTGTATTTTATTATTCAAATATTTCACATACCATTTTCCAGGTCGTCCATTTTTCTTGAATGTTCTTACAACAACACTTGCAAAAAGTCGAGTTGCCTCGTTAATTACACGTTCTGGTATTTCGTCTGCACTATCTTCGGGGTCCAGGGGAATTTCAGATTGTTTAACACGTCGCCCATTAATAATCGCATTCCACCCTTTTCGAATATCGTCACCTACGTCAGAATTGTAAACTCCAACTATATACATAAACTCGTATGTATAAATATAAATTAAATAAAAAATATTCAATTTACATTTTTTCAATTTACATGTTTTAGATATTTACAAAAACTATTATTTTTATATTTTTATTTTTTTATCATTAAAACTCGAGTTACATTTGTTTAATACTATAATTGCCAATTCAATCGCCACCATCGATTTTATATTTTATACACTTGTTATCCACCTGGAGAGAAGGAACGTCGGTTGTTTGCGGAACAATTCGTAAAACACATTTGGCTTTATGACCGTAAAGCGGCTCCGTGCACCCTTTTTCTTTTTTCTTTGAAAAATTAAATAGTTTTGGAGGAGGGTCGTTCTTCGTGCACCTGGAACGAAAATGCTCGTATCTCTCTCGAACATCACAATACGAAAGTCCAGATTTTTTTCCAAGACGCTTGTTCACTATTTCATGAAGTCGATAAATGAATTTAGAAAATGTTTCGCGAGATTTTAAATGGCACTCCAATAATGGATTTGCTTTCAAATTGCTGGTTAAATTCATTCTGCAATATTTACACGGTAAAACATACCTTAAATTATAAATGAAATCGGAATAATTCTTTTTATCTTCTGCTGTTGGATTTACAGGATAATTAAAACTCATAGTATGTAAAAAATGCCACATTGGTGGACCCCAGACCGATGTTAACATCCCATCGCCACTATTATAATCTTCTTTCGAAAATACGCGTTTTAGAGATTTATTTTTTCTTGTTTTATTTGATCGTATTTTCCTATAATTATTTTTTTTTGACTGATTCATTACTATTTTTTTTTATATTTTTAATAAAAGTGCAAATATGACGACTATTATCACGAATACTACACTATATATATATTAAAAAAAATCAATAAATATATAATTTATTTTTTATTTTTATTTGGTTATTTTTTCGTATTTATATTAATAAATAAATATTTTTATATATCATATATATCAGACTGTTAAAAAACTACAACATAATATGGCGTTTTCTGCAAAAAATATAAAGGTTGCTCTTGAAACAGCATACTCTAAAACATACATTTTACTAATGTTACTTGTCGCATGTTTATTTATTTGGATTGGAATCTATGTATACAGAAACTATGTCGGTTCTTATTTAGGTTCACATATTGAAGGATATGCTACAAATATGGGAGAGAATGCTCCAAATCCCAATGGAAAAACCGCTACACTTTATATGTTTGGAACCAGTTGGTGTCCTCATTGTAAAACCGCAAAACCAATTTGGGATGCATATATAGAAAAAAATCAAAATATGAAAGTGGGAAATTACAATGTCCAGTTTAAAAGCGTTGATTGCGACAGCGCTGAAGGAAAGCCGCTTGCAGACGCTTTTGGTGTAAGAGGATATCCTACATTTAAACTGGAACGGTCTCCTGGAGACGTTGTCGATTTTGAAGCGAAACCAAGCGAAGATAATTTCAACAGTTTGTTACAATCGTCATTACAGTAATGTTTTTTTTATTTTACTATCTCTTCTCGTGGCTTATTTGGTCGAATAATTATTTTCCTTTTTACAGGACCTTCCCCTTCACCTTGGCTTCGGCTTTGGCGTTCGCCAATATTCCTTTCTGATGCAGCAGAATATGCAATCTTAGGCAAAAGTTCACCAATAATTGAAACTTGTTTATCATTCAATTCAAATCGCTGCCCAATCACACGAATTATAATAACATCTTTCTCTTTAATAGAATTGAAATATTCATTGGTTGAATGATGGTCTCTAGAAACATAAACGATGACCGGCGATTTCTTTTCATCTAAACTTGTAAACGCTCGTATACCCGCTTGCGTTATATTTTTGGCATAACACTTAATGTGCATTCCTTCAACTGGACAACAAATGCTGCATTCAAATACAACATCAAATTCAATCAATCTTCCTTGCAATGTTCCGCTTGATATGTTAATAATTTTGATCGACCCGGGCCTTACATATCCATCCACTATACATTTACCCTCTATTTTTGATGATATCGTATTTCGTATCGTTGTTTCAATGTTTGTTCCAACGATAATAAAAGGTAACTGCACTTTTTGTGATAAAATGGCTCTCGAATACAACAATGATTCTTCTCCGCCATCTTTTAGAGGCAGTTTTTTATTTACAGTTTCGCCAGATAAATTCATTTTTATTCACTGATATATATACTAATATGAATATGTACTTTTATATTTGTATACTCATAATTCAATTTTTTTATAATTAATTATTATTGTTATTATTATTATAAATATTTGTAACTTTTTTATAATAATATTAATTTTACTATTTTTACTTCATAACCAAGAAAAATATTGAACTAATAATTTAGATTTACATATATCAGCACCCATCAACAAAAAAGTATAACAGAAAATGAAGTAAGAATGATTTAGTTTCTCTCACTCATACATATTTTCGATCCGTATTTCCTCTTGTACCAACTCATCAAAAAATTTAATTCGATTTGGTATATTTCTTTGAATAATAGACGCAATATCGTCTGGCGTTGAAGTTATTCCTGTTGTTTGATCGTACCCCCCCATTCTATGATAACGAAATTTTAAAGCATAGTATACTAAAAAACTTTCAGCAACATCTTCCCTCATAAAATTTCTTGCAGCATATTCGGATATAAATCTTTTATCATTCACTTGCGCATCTCTCCATTTGTCTCTCCATATTGGGTATTCATCTGTAGTGTATTTATCGATACCCGTATGTGCTGCTTCGTGTAATAATATTTCTTCTAAACGAACTTGACGATCATCATTTATCGAATTTTGTACATAAATTACTATATTACCGCCTACAGCAAGATATGTATCATAACCGTCTAAATGAACCCAAACCTCTTTTATCGGGTCTAATAATGCTTTTGGCATTCCACCAAAAATTTTTGCATATCGTGTAGCCCATGCAAGAGCAGTAGAATAGTCAACCGTTGTATTCACGGCTATTATCATTGGGTCCGCCCGACCACGTGAAAAAGTTGCTAAAAAACAGTTGCATTCATAGTCAGAATAGTCTCCTTTTTTTCCCTCATACATATTTTTTTTTTGAATTCCAAGATGCGTTATTGTAGAAAATCTTGTATAGTCAAAGTTATCGATAATAGTATTACGAAATGCATATGCTTTTGATGTATCGGTCATCGGTGGCCATTTTACATATTCACCAAGATATTGACTGACAGTTACTATAAAAGTGTTATATGATTTTACAAAAGGATCAATTATATCATTACCATATTGTTTTAAAGAGTCTACTATCTTGTTATATTCTTTAACTATATCGGCAACTATGTCTCTCATGCGAGAGCTTCTTGTTCTATTTTCCTGATACCGTGGCGATACTACACAACATCGTTGCTGTAGTGGCTGCTGTGCTGACTGGTTCTGCTGACCGGCTCTGCTCGCTGGTTTTGCCGAATGTCTCTGCTGACTGGCTCTTCTCGCTGGCTCTGCTCGCTGGCTCTATAAAGTGTGACACCATTTTGGTAAAGTTTCTTTATACGAATACTTCTTGTTTCTATTTCTTTTGTCATAAATGCTTTATACTTATTATTATATTTTTTTGTAACATAATTAATTATATTAAAAAATTAATTATATTAAAAAATAATATAATTAATTATAGTTAACTATATTTATATATAAACTACAGTACATTTGTTAAATCTACTACATATTATATAAATGTTAAATAGAATAAATAGCTTCAACTGCATCCAACATCCACACTTTACCATTTAGCTTGACACTGTTATAATGCCTTAATACAATTTCTTGTAAAATGCAGTACGTAATTTGAGTTATATTCGAAGGAATGTTTACATTTGTTAATTTGAACTGTAAAATATATTGTAATGTTCGTTTCATTGTTGGAGACGTGGCACAAATACTTCCTCGATTTTCTCCTTCTTTAATTTTAAATACAATATCGCCATCTTTAATGGATTGCATAAATCCAACAAATTCTGCAAGATTACTTTTTTGGAATGTTGATTTTAACTCATTATATTCTGTGCTTGTCAATTCTTCTTGTTGAAACTGCATCCACGACACTTTTTCATTTTTTTTATAATACATTTGTATTTTTTTTGATACATCTCTTGTATTTTCTCTATTATCCAAAAATAAATATAAAACATTGTCCTTATCTTTGGTGGTAAACATCTCAAAATATTTTATTATATATCCTACATATTCGAGAGATTTATCATATACACTTTCTCGATTTTGTTGGATTTTGACTGCAATATTTTTAATCTTTGATGACGCAACTATTTTCATTGTTTCTCCTAATGTTTTCATGTTACTTGCAATTTGATGTAAGGCGTGTAAATGTAAAACTAGTGCGTTTATTTCCTGAAATGTTAAATGATCCATAATGTGAACAAAAACATACCAACTTATTTCTTCTATTGATAATATATCTTTCATGATCTCAATCATTTCATAACAATAAATATACCATTTTCGATCCCTTGATATCATTGGAATAGAATCAGGGATTACTTTTAAAACCGGGTCTTGTGCATCTGCAATGTCATTCCTCTCTTTTTTAGACAGCGAACTATTCATTGAAAGGATATGCGTGTATCCAATGCTTGCTATAATATTTTCAATTTGTAACTCGGCTCCACTTTCTACTTGTTTCAATTTTTTTATATCTACAGTTCCCTTTTCTTCTAAAATACGGCTTTCATGTCGATTTTCTTTTTTTATATCTTCTGCTTTTAACAACAATTTTATTTTATCGCGTTTAAATGGAATAGGTGTACTTTTTTCAAAAATAGAAATCGAGGGATCATTTAATTCTACTGGTTGAAAAAAATAATAGTCTCCAATATTTATTAAATATCCATATTTTCCATATATGTCAACTATAAAATCACTTTTGTCGTGAATCATTTGTGTTAATGCAAAATGAATCTGAAGTAATGAGTAAACCTTTACGCGATTTATAAAATCAAGTAAGTCCTTTTTTTTATAAAAATGTTTTTCTCGAAATGCTTGCTTAACAATTTTTACAATATTTTCGATATTCATTAAAATAAAAGACTCATTAAATGTACCCATTTTTATATCTTGTTTTTGTTGTTGAATGTTTGGATTGCACACATAGTTGCAATTTTTCATATAGTCACACGCCGATGTATACGATTTGTCTCCAATTTGATAACGAATGGAACCCCCCGTCGATAACTGCAGGTTTACTTCTGTGTCTAAATTTTTTGCTGTAAATTCATTTTGTCTCATATTTAAAATGCAATCAACTGACGACTCTTTTAATGCTCGGCTGATTGTCCCTATTTTCAATGCTTTTATTTCAGAAAAACGATACATTGCCAGATCCGCCGTTTCAAATCCAGCACTTTCTAGTATAGATACGTGTAAAAAAATTTGAACATTTCGTTTATCGAATGGCAATTTTTTATGACTACATGTTCTTATGCCACGACCGATGGTTTGTTCAATCGCACTCATATTATACCACGGATCCATAACATGTATTTGACGTATATTTTTCAAATCAACACCCTCGGAAGCCGATTTGGATATAATCACCACTTTACAAACGGATCCATCCACATTTTTATCAGAACGCAACGCGTTAATTTCTGCATCATTGTTTGGAGATATGGATTGATTCCCCGTTATCAAAGAATAATGCAGCCCATTGCTCTTTGCCACTGTTCCCGAAACAAAAAGCGATTTAGAACCAACACTACCACCACTTTTATATCTTGTGAAACCCATTTCTTCTAATGCAAGAACCATAGGAATTGCACCACCTTCAATAAAGTATGTGTAAATAAGAACAATCCCTTCACAAAATGTACTATCAGATGGTTTTATTTTATTGTATTTTAAAACAATACTATCACAAATGGACTTGATTTTTGAACTATAATCACCAATCTTATCAAATGAAAAAATGCGTTCTTTTGGATTTTTATATTTATACTGCCCTTTAACTCTATCCATAACCGACACAAGTCCCGTTTCTCCGTACGTATATTCAATGTTGTCGTCGAAATCGCTTTTATAAGGATACGTCATATTTAATATTTGACGCAGAGCAATCAAGTTGTTAATACTATAACCTGATAATGCTGAGTTATCATCTAATCTTTCATCTTCATCAAGTCCAAGTCCACGAAGTTTATCACGTCGTTTTCGTATTTCTTCTTGTTGTTGTTCATGTACTTCAGAAGGCGCGCCTTCTTTTCTACTTTTTAATTCTTCAATTTTTTTAACGTATACCTCACTTTGATGTGTTTTTAATTTTGTAACATAAACATCAATGTATTCAAGGCCGGGAATAGTTGACTTTCCATCAAACGTAAATTTTGGATAAGAGACTTTACCCGTGTCTTTATTTTCACGTTCGTTTCGCTTTAGAGCATGTTCTTTTGAAAATATTGAGGGAAATATTCGGTACGGAAACGTGTATGGATTTTCTCCTTTTACAAATGAAACATAACCGATCGAAGCTTCTTGGAGTCGTTGTTTTCCAATTTCTTTTCCATTTATTATTAAAAGATTGTTATCCGCATCAAAAATATCTTTCGCATATATTTTTGGACGATCATCATTTACCCTCATCAAATTTAAAAGCCATATAATTTCTTTTGCATCATTAAACATGGGTGTTGCTGATAAAAATAATAACCGCATATTATCCGCATATTTCACAAGTGCTAACAGATAAGCGGCATCTTTATTATTTGATTTTAAATTATGAACCTCATCTATTATGATTAACCGATTGTTGAAGTATCTTTTTAACCGTTTAATTCCAATTTTTGTAACTTTTATTTTTACACCTTCTTCTTCTGCTTCTTCTGCTTCTGCTTCTTCTGCTTCTTCTGCTTCTGCTTCTTCTGCTTCTGCTTCTTCTGCTTCTTCTGCTTCTTCTGCTTCTTCTGCTTCTTCTGCTTCTTCTTCTGCTTCTTCTTCTTCTGCCGCTTCTTCTTCTTCTGCTTCTTCTTCTGCCGCTTCTTCTTCTGCTTCTTCTTCTGCCGCTTCTTCTTCTTCTTCTGCTTCTTCTGCTTCTGCTTCTGCTTCTGCTTCTGCTTCTGCTTCTGCTTCTGCTTCTGCTTCTGCTTCTGCTTCTGCTTCTTCTGCTTCTGCTTGTGCTTCTGCTTCTGCTTCTTCTGCTGTCTCACCTTTTCGACCCAGCGTTTGTTCTTTACCGAGTTCTTGTTGTTTTTTTTGTTTTATTTTTTTTTCTTTATGTAGTTTTTTATATTTTTGTATTTGAATACTTGATTTATCTCCATCAAGTAACATTCGAATAATAGATGAAAACTTTTGATAACCAAGAAATGTATATGATTTTTTTATTATTTTATCAATTTGTTTTTTAATTTTAACTTTTACCTTTTCCTCATTTTCGGGATTTTCGGGATTTTCGGGATTTTCGGGATTATAATCATGGTCGTCATTTTCATTAAATAAATCCAAATTTATTTCTTTTAGAAATTTATTTCCTGTACACCCATTTATTGTCCATTTACCCGATTCATTTCGATGAAGTTTTGTAATATCAAATAATTCCTTTTTAAAATTATTTTTTACATTTACATTTGAAACTAGCAAAATCTCTTGTTTTATTCCCACTTGTTTTAAGTAGTCTCTCATACTTTCAGAAACTCCAATTGCAGAACACGTTTTCCCAGAACCAAGACCATGATATAAAAGTAAACTATTATATGGAGTTTGAAAAGACATGAAATTTTTTACAAAATATTGATGGGACTGTAATTCATATGGAACATTGCAAAGCTTATCAGCGCGTTCAATAAATTCTTTGTTTCTATAAACTTCTTCAGTATTACGTGTGTCATAAAATTCCTTTTTTTCAGCAAGTTTCAAATTAAAATTTTTATCATTTAAATCAGGGTAGAGAAAATCGTTACTATCTTCTGATTTTTTAGCTGTTTGCGGTTCTACAACTATTTCTTGTACATCTTTTACCATTTCTTTAGGTTTTATTTTTATAACCTTTTTTCCCTTTACAGCACATCTGTTTTTCTCCGTTTTATAACATATAGGATCGTCTTGAACTACAGATGGATCGGGGTTCAATACGCAACGCTTTGTTGCGTCATTATATTTACAATGTTCACTTTCCATAGTGTTAATATCAATAATATTGGCAATAAAATAAATATAATATATATTCCAACAATTATATGATGAATGTAAAATATATTTATTACTAAATTACTATAATATAAAAATAAATGTTACAGTAATTAAATATTAGTTTTTATTTTTATATAAAATAAATTAATATTTACGTATAATTTAAATATATATATTTAATTTTAAATTAAATATTACAAATGTAAAATTTATGAAGCGTGTTATTGATACTTGTTAACATATTTTTTTTTTCAATATTATATGGTCGAATAACTTTCATACATTCATCGTATGTCAACCACTTCATATTTTTTACTTCCGATTTTTGATAACCGCGCGTGTTAATTATATTTGAATTCATATATGATAAAAAATATTTATTTTTATAACATTTCATATTCGAACCAATAAAAATCTCTTCGTATGGAATAATATTAAATATTTGTTTCAAATACTCTTTACTATAACCCGTCTCTTCTGTGAATTCTCTAAATGCACAATCTATGTCTTTTTCTTGATGGTTTCTTCGTCCTTTTGGAAATCCCCATTCTGCCGTTTCCCACTGTGTTGTCGATGATGTAATAAGAGATTGTAAATTATAATATACACCACCTAACTCAACTCCACTCTTTAACTGTAAGTATTTGCTTTTTGATACTTGTTTTTCTCCTCTATACTGTAGTCCCGAATATTCACCCCACAGCAAAATCCATAACTCATCAAAAGGTTTTGTTAAAATATTATGTTTTTCTTGAATTGTCATTTCATCAATTATGTTTTTCAAAAATTGATAATTATGAACTGAATATTTTCCACGCATAAATTCAATATAACCAAAACTATCAACGCGCTGTATCATTAAATATTCAAATTCGTTCTTTGATTTATTGGTTGAGTCCGATAAATCTATAGAATCTGTAGTAGTTTGTATTTTATTTGAAACTGTAGCATCAATTACATCATATTTATCAAAATAATCTAAATTTAAATCTAAATCTAAATCTAAAATATTTGTTTTTTTTCTACATGCTATAATCCCAATACTTGTTATCGGAACAACACAATTTGAAAATAAATGTCCATACTTTCCACAATTGTTACAATAACTTCCTATATTTACACAATTGTTTTGTCTTTCTTGTCTTTCTTTTCCAGTATCTAAACCTAAACCGTCAACATTTTCAAACCATTTATTGCAAACATCATCATTTACAGTATCATTATCATTGTTTTCATAACTAGTAGTGTAAACATTTTTACTGCTACATTTAGTTTTATCATTATAAATCATAGCATTACTGTTGCTTTTATTATCACCATATTTATTCCAACCTCTCATGTTTTAATTAATGTTTATTTTACCAAATATAATTTTAATCAATATTTTTATTTAATAAAAATGTATTAAAGTTATATGTAAAAAGCAAAATCTTTTTATATAGTTTGAATACAACAAATATTCAATACATATTTTTTTGATAAAGTTATATTAATTCGTGTTAATATTTTCATAAATTCATATTTATTAATTTTTATTTTTTCTTCTTAATTCTTAATACATGCGCCAAAATCAAACAAAACACCAAAATGAAAAAATACAAATTCACTCACATCCATTATCTTCAAAAATGTCAACAACTATGAGTTTAAAAAGTATAATGAATTCAGAAAATAACAAAATATCAATGGATGCGAAAATATGGGGCCCGCATTATTGGTTTGTCTTATTTACTATGGCATCATGTTATCCAAAAAATCCAAACGAGGTAACAAAAAAAAAATATTACGAATTTATTCAAAATCTACCATTATTTATGCCGACCAGTGATTTTGGAAACAGTTTTAGTAAATTATTAGACACATTCCCCGTTACTCCATACCTTGACAGTCGAGATTCTTTTATAAAGTGGATTCATTTTATACATAATCGTGTTAATTTTTTACTTGGTAAAGAAGAAATCACACTTCATGAAGCGTTGGATCGATACTATGAAAATTATAAAACCCCTCAAATGAAAATAAAAGAAAAATTTAAACATTGGCAAAAAATTGTTTTTTTAATTATAATATTTGGGTTTTTTTTAATCATTAAATATAATAATAGTAACAGTAGTTAATAATTAAAAAGTAGTAGAAACAATAGTCAAATAGTAAAGAAGTATTTTTACTTTTATAAAAAAGTATAAAAATAAAATTATTTGAATAAGTATATTAATTAAATATAATTATAATTTTGTTTAATTCAATAACAATAACATTAAAAAAAATAAAAATACATACAAATACAAACAAATACAAATGATAGGAGGAATACCTATTTATCCAGGAGGATATAGTTGTGTTTTTAAGCCACAGTTAAAATGTAAAACAAAAAAAAATACAAAAAGAAACAGAAATAGTGTCATTAGTAACAGTCGCAATCGTAGTTATAGCCAAAATAAAGGAATATCAAAACTACTTTTTAAAAAATATGCTGAAATTGAAATGCAGAATATTGAAAAGTTTCATGATGCTTTAAGAAAAATACCCAAATCACACAAATATTTTTTATTTACAAAATCGAAGAGTTGTTCTCCTGCAAAAATTTCTCTACGCGATTTAAAAGGATTCAATGAAATGTGTACAAATTTTACATCTCATGATGTAAATGAATCCAATATTAACTCACCTTCAACAATTCATGATTTGAAACTAATAAATATGCCGGATGCTGGAATATCAATGAATGAGTGGTTGTTTCCAACAACCAATGTTGATGCTGATAAAAACACAGTTAAATCTTTAAATATAACACGCATAAAAATATTTAATAACATCATTTCGAAACTTATTTTGAATGCCATTGTACCCATGAATCGTCAAGGCGTAATTCACAACGACATGAAAGAAGATAATATTTTAATAAAAGATATTAAAGAAACATCCGTACCATTTTCTCGGAAACATCAGCGACACCGTTCACACCCACACCCACACCCAACCATAATTGATTGGGGAATATCTGGGATATCAACACACGATGAACCAATACCAGAAATCATAATGAATCGTTATATTTCCATTTCAAATCCATTCAGTAGTGTTTTATTTACAACTGAGTTTAGTAAACATTATAGTGACTTTTTAAAGAAGAATGAAATAAATGACATACAGACTCTTCGCAATAATTCGGCATTCCGACAAAAATTACATCTGTTTTCTACATCACATTATTTAAAACATAAAGAGTATGGCCATTATTCGCATATTCAAACATTTTTTAAACGCGTATTCGATTTATTCTCTAATGACTTTTCTTTATTACTGCCATCGCATTTATCTCAAAATTTACTTCAATCTCCAACCGATTTATATAATATGCTTGTCTCGAATTACATTTCAGATATACTACTTCATTTCACAGAATTCGATGAAAGAGATCAAATGCTACGTTTTCAATATACTTTATATTTTACAAAAGTATACATTTTTAACTGCGACATTTGGGGAATTATGTTTTGTTATAGTGTATTTTTTTCTTTTCAAGACATAAACAAGTATCGCAAATACGTTGATATTCATTCGTCCACATATTTATCCTTTTTACGTAATATACTATCCATCTATATGAATCAAATAATGGTTCATGGACATGAAAAAATAAATATTACTAAATTGATTAAATCAATAACAACTATAAATCATAACCTATAACCTTATACCCCAAGGCTATCACCAATAAATACAACAAAAAATAATTACAACTTATATGACTCTGCCGTTGCTACGGGTTTGTTCCAACGTTTGTTAAATCTATATTTTTCCAAGGCATTAAATGTATTTTTATACTCTTTAGGCGAAGTCCAAAATTGTTTTATGCTTCTTGACAAAACATAGAATCCAAAATTATTAGTAATAACGAGCGGTTGATTGAACACTTTTATCATTATTGGTGCAGCAACGATTACTGTATTGAAACTGGAACTTGCATATATCAGCCAATAATCACCTTCAATATCGAATAAATTATTAAATTTTACAGTGCGACAAGTTGGAATACTATCATCCCTTGCCCTACTTGTTCCTGTAATACAAACTCGATTTAGATCATTGTCATACGCATCATTTTTTACACCAACTATATTATTTTTTTTCAACGTGTATGTTGCCTGAACAGAACTATAGTTTGGACCTGAACCTAATACGCTTGTTGATGGCGAACACATTACTTGTTTCCATTTTCCAGCAAATTTTTCAGAATCAAAAATTTCGAGTAGTTTTTTTAACTCTTTTTTTCCAACAAACTTTTTATATTTTTCGACAACAGCTTTGTCATATTTTGAAACTTTATCCGAATTTGATTTTTTTTTCATTTTTATATATTTAATGCGGTCTTTATATATCTATGAAATAAAATAAAATAAAGAAAAATTATAATTTTATATTTTTTCTTTATTCTTCTTTTCTTCTTTAACTAATCTAAATTACTAATGATGTCACTTATGATTTTTTCAATTATTTCTTCAAAATTTTGCACATCTTGCACATCTTGCACATCTTGCACACCTTGCACATCTTGCACATCTTTTAACATTTGATTATCATTATTATTTATAAACGTCTCTACTTTATTACTATTTCCATTAATGTTATTACGTTTTTGTTTTCGCATTTTTATAACAACAAATCCATCTTCATCAACGTCATTGTCATTTAAATTATTATTTATTTTTATATCATTATTATTACGAATAATTTCATTTAACGCAACTTGTTTTGACACAATTTGATTACGCAAGTATTCTTTAACATTAACTGAATAATACGCAGAATGTGTTAGTATTTCATTAACAATGTTAACAATTTGATATGCACCTGATATTATATAATATTCAGTATAACGCAAATATTCTTTATGGTTACTTGACATGTAGTTGGTGTAATTTTTAAATTATGTTTTAATTATTTTATATATGTATATTTATTTAAATTTTATTATAAATACATATAATTTAGATATATATTTTTTTATAGTTTATATATTATATAAATATAGATTATAAAAAAATAATTTATTGTTAAAAACAATTTATATGAAAAGAAATCATAATGATAATAATAATCATGATAACAATGATGATAATAATGATGATTATAATTTAGTGTATAATGATGATGGTAATCATGATAATGATCATAATGATTTATTATTATCGTTATTGGAAAAATTTAATTTTAAACTGCCATTTTTAGATAAAATAATTGAAAAACTATTATATGATTTGATGATTACAAGTGACTTAAATAAAAATGAAAAAAAAATTATTAAAATGTTTTTAAATAACTTAAAAAATACAAATTTTGCAGAGATAAAACTTTTATATGTTATTATTTTTTCCAATTCAATAAAAAAATTGATTGATAATATCCAGGGAGAAGATTTTAAACAACAATTATTAATTAAGGGAGTTTCATTTATATTTTCATTTATAATAACGAATACTTCTGTAACACTCTATAAAATATTGGAAGATAAAAATATTGATGAGTTACTTACAAATATTTTAAACACTTATAGTCAACACGTTTCATATAGATTGTTAAATAATATAGAAAATAATAACAATGATGAAAAAAATTTTAAAAGTGACTATCAGTCTAATATTGAACTCGTGTTAAAATTAAATAAAATGTTTATAATGGTTATTTATCAATATATAAGGTTAATTAACTATATGATTACCTTATACTTAGTACCTATTTTATACGAAAAAAATGGATTAAATTTATCTTCATTTTTTAAAACAACTATTATAAATGTGTATAGTATGGTTGTATTTAACACTTTATATAAAAAATGTGAAAACAATAAAAAAAATGAAAGTATAACTAATAATGAAAATATTGAATATTTTTTTAGTAATATTGAAAAAATAGTAGAAGGAAAAAACGGAGACTTGAAAAAAGAACTGTATGAAATCGGCAGTGAACTATTTAAATATTTTAATAAATGTCAATTCAACAAAACATTTAAAGTTGTCATGTTTCAAAATGAACGAAGAAGACAAACGATGTTATATGGTTTTTACGAAACCATTCTTTCTTTGATTATAAATAATACGTATTTACTCCTTGGATCAAACAAATTCAAAGTATATTTTGACGCATTCGCAAATCAAAAATTTGATTTTAAAATACTATTAAAAACAACTGGTAATTTGCTTGAAGTACTAAATTCTAAAAAATATAAAGTTTCGAATACAATCTTATGGAGTTATGAAGATAATTACGAATATGCATTTACTTTAAAAAACCTATCATTAGAGTATAACTCTAAAGTTAACGATAAGTTAACTGTATTAAAAAACATAAATTTAAATTTTGAATTAAATAAGTTTCATTTTATATATGGTAATTCTGGATGCGGAAAAACAACTTTAATAAAAGCTATCATGAAACGACACCCAATAAATAGTGGCGAAATAAAATTTTTAGGAGTATATAACTATACTTATTTTAGCATTTTAAAATATTTGAATTTTATATCATCTGGAAGTATATTATTTCCAAAAAGTTTATATTATAATATAACCTATAAAATTAATAAGAATGTGTTAAATAGTAAAAAAGATATTATTATGAATGAAATAATTAAATATATGAATCTCTTTGAATTAGATATGTATATACCAACTTTAAAAAATAAAATTGCAACGAAGTTAAGTAAAGGACAAATACAAAAAATTAATATTATTTATGTTATAATTAACATTATGTTCAATAATACTAAATTATTATTTTTAGATGAGATTACAAGCAATGTAGATGGTCCCACTGAAAAAATTATATATAATGAACTAAGAAACCTTAATAAAATTTATCCCTTTACTATGTTTTATGTTTCTCATAATTTATCTAATCTTCAATATTCAGATTATAATTATAATATTTCGCTAGAAACACATACTATAACTAAAAACCAAACACAACTATAAATATACTATTAACTTATAGAAACATTTAGATATTTTTTAAATTAATTTTTTAATATTTATAAATATATATAAGTAAACATATTATTAAAATTAAAAATGGAAACAATATATGAGCAATTTTTTAAAATACTTAATAATTCATATATTGAAAAATTATTAGAAATAATTCTTATCACAGATGATATATCCGAAAGTGATAGAAAAATGATTGAAATATTAATACAAAATGATAAGAATATGAATTTTAAAAGAATCAAGTACATGTTTATACTTGAATTTATTTCAAACTTTGGATTTTTTGCAGATAGAGTAAACGATCGACAAGTATTTAAAATTTTAACTTCGGTTATAACAATTTATAATAGAAAATATGTATCAGAAGTATACAGAAATATTGAAAAAGAAGTCATAATAAAGTTAGAAAAAACGTGTTTTAAAAGTTTTAACACTAAGACTACTGGTGTTATTTTTAAAAATATAGAAAAAAATAAAAACATGGATGATTCCATTGTTCAGAATATATATTTGGAAAGTTATAATAATATTTTAATTATTTATGAAACTTATACTATAATAATACAAAAATTATTTAATTTTATAACAGAACTAATACTTCTTACTCTAACACCATTCTTTTTTGACCAAAGACATGGTATTATAAGAAGCACTTTTAATATCTTTTTTGCTATTGGATATGTTGTATCTGAATTTTTTTATATTTTTAAAGATTTTGAAAATGAATTAGATGATGATACTAAAGATATAACTTCTAATGAATTCGAGGTAAAAAATAATATTTTAAATTTATTTCGAAATATAAATATCATCATTGAAAATAATACGATAAAAGAAGAATTGTCTTTAACATTGAATAATATAATGAAACTATTAAAAAATGATGATTTTAGACAACGATACGAGTTTAACAGAACAAAAAAAGGTAATATAAAAAGAATGGCTAAGTATAAGATAATCGAAACATTTGCATCCATTCTCATAAATGATGCATATCTTTTTAATTTGACAGCAGCAAGTGAAACAGCCATGATAGAACTAGGAGAAAATTTGGCACAATTACAAAAAAAACTACCATTGGTAAGATCGTTTATTAATATATTACATGCAAAACCTTATTATACTCAAGAAACAGTTTTATGGACCTATACATCTGAAAATATTTTTACATTAGAAAATGTTACAATAGAATATGAAGAAAATGATAAAATTATTCATATCATATTAGAAAATGTAGATTTAAATTTTGAAGTTGAAAAATCGCATTTTATTTATGGTAACTCTGGTTGCGGTAAAACAACTTTATTAAATGCAATTATGAAAAAAATAAAAATAAAAAATGGATCAATACATTTTTTTGGATTGGATTATACTTATTTTAGCATTCGAAAATATTTATCTTATGTAACATCAGAAAGTGCACTATTTTCTAAAAGTTTATACTATAATATTACATACGGATTAAATAAAAAAATAGTACTAGAAAATAAAAATGAAATCATGACAAAAATAACTGAATATATGAAATTATTTGGATTGGAAAAATTTATATCAAATATTCAAACAAAAAATGCACTTAAATTAAGTAAAGGACAAACGCAAAGAATCGTAATCATTCGTTTATTTATACATGTTATATTTGGTGGTAGAAAAATTCTATTTTTAGATGAATTTACAAGCAACATCGACAATGATATGGAAAAAATTATTTTTACAGAGTTGAGAAATCTCCAGAAAATACATCTATTCACATCATTTTATATATCACACAACTTGTATAATAAAAAATACTCAGATTATATATATGAAATAAAAACCAATACACGATCTATCATTAAAAAAATTAACACAGAGTATGAATGTGATGATGAATAAAAATGATAGGAAATCCCTGTTTAAATAAAATAAAGAATTGTTTATTTTATTTTTATTATAAACATAATTATACCTAAAGATAGTTTATATGATAAAGTCGACGTTATAAAAATTAGATGGGTTATATTGAGAACCTAAAATAAAACATTCAAAAAATAAAATTGCATTTTGCTTTTATTTTTAATTTTTATTTTAATTAAGTGATTAAAATAAAATTATATCTGTATTTTTTGTTACAAAAAAAACAGTCTAGTTGCTGTAAGCAAGACCACCCATACCACTCATGATACGGAGAACGTTGTAGTTAGTAGCATAGACACGAACTTTGGCAGTCTTGGTACCCTCAACGGTAGCATTAGACAACACGAGCTGAAGAGTTGCATTGTCAATTCGAGAGAAGTTGCAACTGCCCGAGGGTTGATGTTCTTCCGGCCTTAATGCAAAGGAATAAACATTGATACCGGTGTCGGGAGTGCGAGTGTGGTGCTGGTAAGGTTGAACGAGATCAAAGTAGGTTCCTTCACGCTCAGAGAAGCGGTCTTGGCCGTTGAGCTGCAACTTGGCAGTAACGACGGGGTTTTGACCCCAGCAGTGCATGGGAAGGGAGGTTTCAGCAAGAACAAAAGTGCCGGCATCAGAAACGCTGGAGTTCATGTACTGATGGCCGTTATTGAAGGTGCCGCCTTGAGCAAAGTTTGGTTCGTTGTAAAACCCGGTTCCGTTTGCACCGTGGGCATTCCACCACTGTTCACTAGGAAGGGCTGCATCATCAGTAGCGCCGGCATCATAGAAGAGACCAGAAGCGTCAATGAACTCATCAACGGCTTCAGGGCCCCCGAATGCGTGAATTGCATTGGGAAGGGCATCAACGGCATCAGTGTAGTTAAACGGCTGAGCGCCGAGCAAGCGGTACAAAAGTTGATTGCAGTCGAGGGAAGAGCAATAGTCGACGTTCTGATCCGGCTGGACAACCCAGATGAGTTCTTTAACGGGGTGGTTAAAGTTGAGCTTGATCTTGTTGGAAGAAGAACCGACCGATTCATCACCAGTAAATTGGAGCTGTTCAATGAGATACTCGTGAGGATTCTGCGCCATGCGCCTGCGTTCATCGGTATCCAAGAAAATGTAGTCTACATACAGGGAGGCAGCAACGAGGGACTGGTTGTATGCGGCGGTAACACGACCACCGGCAGCAGCGCAACTTGCTTGGTTCAGAGAACCAACAGCCCACAAACACTCATCGATGGGGCGGATATCAAGGTTGATCTTAACTTCATGATACTGAAGGGCGATCAAAGGAAGAGCAAGACCGGGGTTACGGCAATACCAGAACTGAAAGGGAACATAGAGGGTGGTTTCGGGCAGGGCATTGCGAGGAGCGCAAACCTGGCGAGGAGCATTGCTCTGACAAGGACCATCAACATCGTTGAAAGAGGGATCGGTGATAAAGGTGAGTTCGGTAGTGTTTCCGACCATACCGTAATAACCGCGGACTTGGTCAACGGGCAAAGTAAGGTTGTTCCAGATGTGCATCCAGTCACCGTACTGACGATCAATGCGCTGACCACCGATTTCAACTTCAACTTGAGAAATTAGCTGTTCACCGGGGAAATCAAGCCAGCGGGCATACACTGCAGAGTTAGTGCCGCTGTTTTTCATACTCTGGTTAATTTCAGGGAGAGTAACCTGAAGGTAAGTGCGGTATGCAAGATCACCGTTGCGACTGATAGTGCAAGTTACACGACGACCGAAATCCGCCTGTCCGTTAAAGGTCTGTTCAATAGATTCCATTGCAAAGTTGGTGTGACGTTTGTATGAAACTTTCCAGAAAGTGATTTGAGGGTTACCCGTGAGATAAACATCCTGGGCACCGTAAGCTACAAGTTGCATTAATCCTCCTGCCATTTTGTATTATAGTTGTTATAATATTGCTAAAGAAAAAAAAATCAAAAAAATACACGTAATTCATTTTTTATTTAATTAAAAAATCAATAAATTTTTTATTGAATACAAAATAATTATGAATACTATCGTAGGTTTTCATCTTCCTTCCTTCACATATTCACATAATAGATAAATGATAAAAAATAAATACTTACCTATTTATTTGTGTTTACCTAATTATTTATTTTTTCCATTCAACAAATATACATTTTTCATAAAAAAAATGATTTTCATAAAAATTCCTAAATGTTTATAGAATCATTGAAATATTATATAAGTATTATAAATATATTTAAAAAATTAAAAAAAAATATATTTGTATATTATAATAAATTATTTTAATATATACAAATATAAATATAAATCATATGAAACAAGTAAATAGACTATTTTTATTTTATTTTTTAGTTACACATTTATGATATAAATGCCAACATTCAAGTATAAAACAAATAAAAAAATAACGGTTGACGATAAAAGCATAACAACATTAGATAATCGTCATAAAGAAATGCAACTTCATTTTTTACATGTTAAAAAAGTCATTATACCAAATTTATTAAAAGAAAAAAAAGAATTGACAAATCTCTTGAATAGTAATAGTAATAATATTAATAATAATAATAGTAATATTTTCAAAGGTGATAATCATGATGATCGTAATAATTGCAATAAAGAAGAAGAAAATGGAAGCGATGGCAATATTACAATTCCAATAGAAAAACAACTTGAAATAAAAGATCGAATATCCGATATCAAATCTACATTAAAAGCGCATAAAAATAATATAAAACAATACTATTTAAGTAACTCAAAGTACATTTTCGACTATTTTGAAAATAAAAAAGAAATATCAAATGGAAATACAAAAACAAAAATTTTGAATTCATTCTTTAAACTCGATGGTGAAAACAACCGTGTTAACGAATTAACATCCTTGAATGATAATAATGTAAAAAAATTTCTTTCGAATATTGATGAATCTTTCATAAATGTAAATGACTTTATGTTTCAAACCGATATATGCAAATACTGCAACATCGGCGAACTTATACCGGTTGAACATGAAGGCATTCTTGTTTGTAATCATTGTTCAAAGTATGTGATGTATTTATTTGAAAGTGAAAAACCTTCGTATAAAGAACCTCCCAAGGAAGCATGTTTTTATGCGTATAAAAGAATAAATCACTTTAAAGAAATTCTTGCACAGTTTCAAGCAAAAGAAACTACACAAATACCGGCGGAAGTCATTGATAATATAAAACTGCAAATAAAAAAAGAGAGAATTAGTTTATCAAAATTTACAAACACAAAAGCTAAAGATATACTGAAAAAATTAGGATACAATAAATTTTACGAACATATTCCGTACATTAAAGACAAACTCGGAATAAAACCACCGATTATGACACAACAACTGGAAGAACAACTTTGCAACTTATTCATGGAAATTCAAGGACCATATGCAAAATACTGTCCTGACGATCGTGTTAATTTTCTTAACTATTATTACACAATTTATAAATTATGCGAGCTTCTTGGTCAAACACAATTTTTATGTTACTTTCCACTATTAAAAGACAGAGAGAAACAAATCGAACAAGATGAAATATGGAAAAAAATTTGTGCAGACTTAAACTGGGAATTTATACCAACACAGTAAACTTAAATTAGATTATTGTTATAAGAATAATAAACAATAACAATAATATAATAATATTTATTTTCTATATTTAGTATAATTGCAAGTTGTATAATATTTTTACATAACATTAATTTTATATCATACATTTTTTTAATATTGGTATAATGTATAATGGAGATGAGTGTATTAGATGATGCAATGAATTTTGACTTTGACATTAATCCACTTTTTATTTTTTATGTAACACTAGGTGGAAACTTTGTTGCACAACTGTTTCCATGTCAAGTTCAAAGACTTTTCACAGAAAATATTTATTATAAGCATTTTCTTGCATTTTTTATTTTATTTTTTGCTATTATATTAACTTCTGATAAATCTGAAAAAATAAGTACTACTCTCTTTTCAAAAACTTTGGTTTTGTATTCATTGTTTATCATATTGACACGAATGGATAAAAATTTTTTTCTCATGTTTTTTTTTATATTGTGCATTAAATTTATTATTCTCAATGAGTTATCACATACACAAGATAATATAGTAAAAAATAAGTACGAAAAAATAAATAAAATGTTAAATTATCTACTCATTTCAATAGGAGTTATTGGATTCACACTTTATTATGGAGAGAAAAAATACGAATATGGAAAACGTTTTAACTTTTTAACGTTTTTATTAGGAAAACCAGTTTGCAGAGAATTTGTAATTCCAACAAACTATAAACGAAACTTAACATATGCATTTACACATTAAAAATAATTATAAAAATAATAAAATAAAAAATATTTATAATTATTATATCTCCATTATAGATAGATTATATATAGATATAATATAATACCCCGCTCTTATTAATTTAATTATATTATATATGTTATCAAAGTTAACCCTATTTTTATTTATTATTTTATTTATTTTCATCATACTATTTGAGTTGTTTTCTTGGTCATCGATCATTGAGGGAATGAACACCAATGAAACAAGTAATGAGAGCAACAACCTCGGAGTTATTGTTGGAAGGTATACATCAAAAATAGATCAACTCGGAAAAACGATTGATTCTATGCAAGCAACAATTTTAGGACTTTTACCAACTGTATCAAAAAATTCACAAGATAATGCAAAAAATCAACAAGCCATTCAATCCATCATTGCAAATAAAGATAAAACCTAAACACAACCGTACGCTTTTTAACCAAACTTATAACTCGGAAAACATATCAATGTCTAATTCTCCAAGTGTAACCGGTTCTCCAATGTGAAGAGCATCGTTTTCATCATCATCATCATTGTAATCATCTTCCTCTTCTTTTCGTTTTGCAAAGTTTTTCATACTTATTTCTTCTAATCGTTCAAGTGTTTTCGGTGCATTCACAAGTTCTTCAGTTGAAGAATTGGAATCAAAATCATTTAAAATTCTTACTCTGTCAACATCATCAAATGTAATCGTTTGTTTCTTTACACTGTCATCTTCACCACCGCCACCATTTACGATCTTGTTTTCCTCTTTTTCTCCATTTTCAGTGTCAACTGCCTGTTGTTCTTCTTCATTTTCTTCTTCAATGACCGGATCTTGAGCAATAATCTCTTCAGTGTCAACAACCTCTGTGTCTTCCTCAATAAACTGGTCTTCGATATACACTTTTAATAAGTGCTCAATCGGAATACTCTCTCGAATCGCATTTAAAATACACTCTTTGATTAATACTTCCAAATGATAATTATTTTTTTGGATTTGTAAGTGTTGTTTTGTTTTTTCAAATAAATATACATTTGAATACACCTTTCTCGCAACATTTATATATACCTTATGGATAAATTCAGATAGTTTCGGAATTGCAATGTCGATTTTTTTCTGTTTGCTTCCGGCACGTACACATGTTAGCGTTTTAAGATGTATAATGTGAACACACGTAATCAACTCTTCAATATGACCACATCCACTTTGTTCAGATATACGCTGGGTTTCTTTTTCAATAATCGAGGTATTCCATTTTGGAACACGCAATAAAAAATTCTGAAACGTCATTAAATATTTGGTTGTCTCTCCATTTTCAATGCATAATCTCCACGCTTCATCAAATATCGACTTTAATCCAGAATGAATATGAGGCGTTAAAATATTAATAAGTCGTGAACAAAAATCATTGCGCGACATTTGTAAATTTTCAAGTACGAAATCGTCCATTTTTTATTTTTTATCTATTTTTTATTCTAGAAACAAAAGATGATATTTAAATTATTATACCAATGTCAGTTATATATTATTTTGTTTTATTATCTTTTATATACTTTTATTGTCGTTTATATAAATATTATATTTTCTAAAGTTAATTCTTTACGAAAAATAAAAAAATATAAAAAAAATAACATCAATATTTTCTCATTTCTAAATTCTCTCTTGACTTTATGAAATATTGTCAAATACTCAAACCTTTTCAATTCTTCTATATTTTTACTCTTCTCGATAAAATTCATTATATCGATACTGCTATATCCTTTATCATACAATTTTATAATAAATGTCATACATTCTTGTAATTTCGAAATTGATGTTAAACTTGTTTCATTCTCATTTGTTTCATTCTCATTTGTTTCATTCTCATTTGTTTCATTCTCATTTGTTTCATTCTCATTTGTTTCATTCTCATTTGTTTCATTCTCATTTGTTTCATTCTTTATTTTTTTTATAAAGTTATTAACAGCCGCTTTTAAAAATGTATTATGCTTACCGTCATAATTTTTAAATGGAATTGTATAAACATCATTCAAAAAATATGTATGTAAATTTGTAACACGATTATTTATAATAGGTTCTGAAACATATATTTCACAAAACCTCGATAAAATTGGTTTCAATAACTTATATTTATCTTCAACGATAATAAAAAATCTAGTAGAACGACTAAATAATTCAATACATCTTCGAATTGCAGATTGAGCATCAGTTGTTAGTTTATCCGCATTTAATAAAATAACTGTTTTAAAAATTTCTCCGTCTTTTAAATCTACATTTGTTTTGGAAAAAAATTTTAAATCTTCACGAACAAAACGTATTCCTTTTCCGTGAGCACAATTTACATGCATAACATATGTTTGAATGTAGTGTTTGTCGCCATTATAGATTTTATAAATAAAATCATTTACAATATGATTTTTTCCAGAACCAGATTCTCCATGAAATATAATATTCGGAACTTTTTTATTTTTTATAAAATAATCTAATTTTTTTTTTATATTTAAGTGAATGTTATCTATATTTACATGAGCGAATTCATCCATTATATTCACTAATTTTTATTTACACGTTTTTATACTATTTATATTTATATACTAACATGATTAACTTTTTAATTCCTTATTTTATTTATTTATTCATGCAAATCATAATTTCATAACTTAGTATACTTAAAATAGTTAAACAAAATATTGTTTCTCTTGTTGGTATTTTTATTTAACTTTAGCAAATAAGAATCTACATAACACAAAATAAAAATTATAAAAATATATAAAATTCGTTAAAATGTAAATTAATATTTATACATCAAGTATAGAAAATCATAAAAAATTAAATAAAAATTACACTATAAAATTATAAAATAAAAATGGATAATATTTTTGTGATAGGGTGTGTCATTTCTGTGGTATTTTTTTTAGTTAAATTTTTAGAAATGCGATTTTCTACAGAAGAACCAAGACCTTTGAAATATATTATGCGCGACTCACTCGTCGTTTATGCAAGCTGCATTATCGGTTATTATTTACTGTTGCAGTTTCAACCTGAAGGAAATGGAAATGCTAATCAACAGATCGAAGTTTTTACAGATATTCCAGGATTTTAACTGTAATCATTTTCACTCACTACAACATAACATATGAAACAACCTTGTTTTAAATTTTGATGCATTTTCATTAAAACTTAAAATCCTTGCATAGTTTGAATGATACACTGTTGAAAAATGTTCACTCGTAAGAATTCTATTATAATTTTCATTTTTCCATTGTGTAAATACTGCAAGCAGTTTTTTAAACATCTTATTTACAATTGTTGACAAAAACTCATCATCTGTCATTTTCCTCCACATATTTTTATCATACACTATCATTTCATTTCTTGAACCCCTAATCGCACAAATTGGATAAGGATGGCTGTTTTTTTGTTTCAAGTCTGCAACAATAAATTTAGATGCCCAGTCAACTATATCTTTCGACTCAAACATCGTTTCCATATCTTTTAACATTATATCCAAGCCATTAGTCCATTCACCAAAATCATTTACAGAATTTTCACATTTCGTGCCATTCATGTAATTACGAATACGGCTGTATGTGCGACAGCTATCACCACTTTGTACCTGCATTTGCATTTGCATTTGCATTTGCATTTCATTTATATACTCCCTCATTTCATCCATTGTCGTCTTCATCATTTCTACTTCACATCTCAAACTTCGAATTTCTTCACAATAATCTTCTTGTCTTTCCCTTTGTCGTTCATTCGTTATTTCTATTCCCGCTTCTACTATTTCTATTTTCGGTTTTATTCTTATTTTAACCATAGAAGCCAAACAAGAACGATTATAGTAAAAGACAACAAGAATAACAATGATAATTTCAATTTTAATTCATTTATCATTTATAAAGAATTTTTTTGACTTTTGAATATTTTTGGTTATTTGTAAATTAAATTTTATATTTTATAATATTAATTATTATTATAAAATATTTTACTATTATTCAAAGACATTTGTATAAAAAAATGAATAAAACAATTCTAGTAGGTATATTTTTTATCACATTTCTTCTTTTTGAAACTCTCTTGTATTACATTTTCAAAAATAAAACTACAATGAAGGAATCATTCTTGTTGCAAAAAAATAAAACAAATAAGACAAAAGAACCATTTTTAGAAACATACCAGGGTTCTGAGACAAACTATGAAAGTTGCAAAAAAAGTGGGTATCCGAACAAATGGTGTCTCCATCTTCAAGAACCATACAGCATCCCAAACCCTGAATCATTAACAGAATGCATATAATGCATATAATGCATATAATTATTTTATTTCTTTTTCTAGTAACTCTAATCACTAGTGATTATTTACTTATGTTTTAATTCTCACTGTAAAAATCATCACTATTGGTATCGTCGTGCTCATCATCACCACCCTCTTTTTGATTTTCAGTTAGACGCGACAATCCATGATCCGTTTGCTTCTGAATAACTACATTCTCTGTCTCAAACATTTGCTTTCGAATATCATCCAATGTTACGTCATTATTTTCTTCTTCTTCTTCGTTACCATCACCATCTTCTCCTTCTTCATTCGACAAGTTTTTAACACTCACAAGCTCGCCCTTTGAATTTAATGTCTGAGTCAATTTACTTCCTGATTTTTCAGCATTCTTCTTGTTGTCTTCAATCGCCTTCTCTTTTGCCTCTTTCACACGCTTATCAAATTCTTTCTTGGCATTGTCTTCGTTCTTCTTCTTCTCTGCCATTAACTGATTCAACGTCTCTTCCATATACTCAACTCGACCGGTCTTGTATGCATCCGGATGAAACGGTACCCACATACCCACCGGCCCAACATAAACATCATGGTTGGGATCAACTTCGCGAAGCAACTTGCAACGCAACTCCGCCTCTTTTTGTGATGCAAAAACACCACGAACCTTTATTCCTCTAACCGATGTCTGAAACTCATGTTTTTCTCCAAATTCTGTGTCTAGTCGTTCTTCATTATTATCAACAAACGTCTTAAAATCGTCATTCACATTATATTTCATCAACTCATTGTGCTCGTTTTTGACAAAATCCTGAAAATCTTCATTCACTTTATCAAATGTCAAATTGTATTTATAAGAAATAAAACTGATGAAATGAAGCATAACATCCATCGACTTTTTATAGTTCCACTGCTTCAAAAACTCTTCAAAGAAAAAATGTTCTCGCTGTTTGATAATATGTTCTGGGCTCACAAATGACAAACAAGCAAACTTTTGTCCGGAAATATGTTTATCTTCTTCCAATAAGTCAACATAATTTATATTATCACTTCCGTTGTCATTTTTTTTCATTTCAACTCCCCGCGGTTTATTATCTTTAGGCATTTTTATTTATTCGATTTTTTTATTTCGATTCTATAAACAATGTATTAAAACATATTTAAGTATTTTAACTTTATAATATTTAAATCTGCAATAAATAATTCTTGATTTTATTTTTTGTGTATTTATTTTTTTCTTACTATCGTTATTATTATTATTTTATTATTATTTATTAATAATAGTTTTATATTTTTTATATTTTTTATATTTTTTATATTTTTTATATTTTTTGAAACAATTTCATTATTTTTTTTTCTATTCATTTATTATAATAAAATTTAAACAAAAAAATGTACAACAACGTTTTAGATTTAGGAGAGCTTGTAAAACGTGCAATAAAGTATTTGGTTGAAGGTATCATGGTTGCCATCGTTGCATTTTCTATTCCCAAACAACGTCTCCGACTGGAAGAAGTTGGTTTGATTGCATTATCTGCCGCTGCAACTTTTGCCATTCTGGATGTTTATGTTCCCAGTTTAGCCGTTTCTGCTCGCTCTGGTGCTGGTTTCGGTATCGGTGCAAACCTTGTCGGTTTCCCAAGGTAGTAAGTAATGTAATAACATAATGCACAAGAAATAAATACATAATAAACAAATAGTGTGTGATATATATATTTCATAGTTATACATTTTCAACCATGGCTCATTGGTGTAGTGGTTAGCACAGAAGCCTGTCACGCTTCAGACCAGGGTTCAATTCCCTGATGGGTCGTTTTTAATTAGTTAAAAATAAATAAATACTTTATTATCCATTTGATTAAAATATTTATTTATTACTTCATTTGTTTCATTATAATTCTCCATTCTCAACTAACGATAGTGTAATAGCGCCGCGTTGTTTATCAATATCATCATCATTGGCCTTTTCTACAGTATTCGATTCCAATGATTCAGAGTTTGCAGGAGCAGGTGTAGTAAGAATGGAAACAGAGTTTGAATGAGAATCAATAACATTTTCAATATTTACTTGATTTAATTGTGATTGTTGTTGTTGCCTCCCTCCTTTAGTAGTTATTTCATCTTTTTGAATACGCGCCTTTTTTACAACTTCTCTCTTGATATTCTGGCGCTGAAGTGTTTTCATGCACAATCTCGGAAGTATAGCAACCGTATTCATATAGGTGCGATATTTAAAAACGCATACCGATGATACCGGTTCCATAAACTTAATGCTGTACCACCAATACGCCGGAATGTATATGATTTTACCCGGCATTAACTCAATCTCAAGTGTCTTTATTTTATCAAAATCGGCTTTATATTCACGCTGTATAGTCCATGGATTTACTGGTGAACGAAACTCAAAGTTCTCAAAATCATCAACCGGATACAAATATCGAGCCGATTTCGGCGGAATTAATTTAATCTTAATAACGCCATGCGTTACCAAATAGAAATTTCTATAATTTACACTATACTGCAAAACTGTCTCTGTGTTTTGTGATGCAGTTAAAAAATCATAAAAACAATTCGAAACCATTGGCGGTCTTAAAAACGCATCATTGTATTTGTAATTTTTTATAATTCCCGTTTCTTCTAAAAAGTCACCATTTTTTTCACTCATGTATTTTGCATCCTTGTCGCTATTAAACAGCGAAAGTGCCGCCTTTAGTGTCACCGGAATGTGCAAATCCGTATTATCATCCACCTCTTTTACATTTCTTACTTTGATATCAAATGCACTATAGTGTTCTGCGATTTGAGAAAGCTTACATGTTTCAAGTAACGACTCATTTTGATAATCGAAAATTACCGGCTGTCGCAAGTCACATATTTCTTCCAATTTTTCTTTTGATGGCTGCTCTATTTCATACACTTCTAAATCATTCGACGTTTTCAATTGAAAATAAATATGCAAATATAAAAATAGAACAATGCAGAATATAAGTATCGCAAAAAATTGTTGCATAAACTTAATTAACTATCAACTTGAATAATTTAAATATAAACCCGTATATTTAAATATTTGTTTATCTTATTTATCTATTCTTACAATATACAATTAATATTCATTTTTAACTTAATTTGTTTTATTTTTATTTTATTTTCTCTCCCCTCTCTCTAAAAAGACAATTATGGATACTAATGCAATAGGCAACGATACGGTTGCTGTATCTACAATCTTGGATAACCCCTCGGATAAAAAATATTACGTTTACATTCTTGAGTCCAGTGACCATGCAGCAACTTATGTCGGAGCAACCGTAGATTTAAATCATCGTTTGCGACAGCACAATAAGGAATTGGTAGGCGGAGCGCGCGCAACAAGCGTAAAAGTTGTAAATGGGTACACATGGAATCGCATTTGCTACGTGCAAGGGTTTCCTGATTGGCCGGCCGCTCTCCAATTTGAGTGGCGATTAAAACAAATCTCTCGAATCCTTTTAAAAACAAATAGGATTAATACACCCATTCAAAGAAGAATTCAAGCATTGCATCGACTACTATCTTTGGACAAACCAACTACAAAAGCAATTCCATATTCGAGCTGGCCATCTCCACCTGAAATTGTTTGGGAAAAAAATAATTCTAACGCTAGTTATTTATAAAAAAGAATCACCAGTTACATTTTACATTTATTCAACTAAATTATTTTAATAAATATTTACTTAAAAAGTATTTTATTTTGTAAATAAATAGTACTTTAAATTTTAAATTTATTATAGATTTATTATATTATACTTGTATTAAAATAAAGATTTTATTTTATGTCAACAACATCAGCAACAATCACATGGTCACCCGCATTTACATCGGGTAATCCTGTAAGTTATTATCAGTTACAACAAACGAATTGCGACTACAATACATGTTCAAACATATGGGTGTACTGTGTAGGCGATACAGTGCCTCCAAGTTCATCGCTGGCTAGTAATATTCCCCCAACTTATACAAGTTATCAAGTAACTGGACTTGCACCTGTCACGCAATATTATTTTCGCATTCGAGCAGTATATGATGGCGGTTTAATCGGACCATGGTCTGCTATTAAATCTTCTACCATTTGGGGACCTACCGGACCCACTGGACCCACTGGTGCTACCGGATTTAAAGGTGATACGGGCGTAACTGGTGCAACTGGTCAAACAGGTTCTACTGGTTTAGGTGCAACTGGTCAAACAGGTTCTACTGGCGCAAGAGGTGCAACTGGTGCAACGGGTGCAACTGGTGCAACTGGCGCAACTGGCGCAACTGGTGCAACTGGTCAAACAGGTGCTACTGGTTTAGGTGCAACTGGTCCAACCGGTGCTATTGGACCAACTGGTTCAGCTGCAGTTACAATTATAGATACAAGTGCAAATGCCGTTTTTTATCCAACATTTGTAAGTGGTACATCCAGCACTCAATTAAATATATGTACATTACCTTCTTTCTCTGTTAATCCGAGCACCGGCCAATTCAATTTGGATTCAACAATAAAACTTGATGGAGGTCCTTCTGGTTCAATTTCAATTGGTACCGGTGCAGGTATCACGGGTCAAGGCATAAATTCTGTTGCAATAGGCAATAATGCCGGTAACTTATCACAAGGACAGTTTTCAGTTGCAATTGGTCCGAGTTCCGGCGCAACAAATCAAAGCCAAAATGCAATAGCGATTGGTTTACGTGCCGGCGAAACTAACCAACACGGCGGTACAATTATACTAAATGCATATAGTTCTGAAGCTTTAAATAGTCAACAAGTTGATTCATTTTATGTGCGACCTGTTCGAGGAACAAATGGCACTACGGATGGTTCCGTTTTACATTATGATTTCAATAATCATGAAATTTATTATAGTTCAAAAACGTTTGTAATTGACCACCCAGCTGATCCCGAAAATAAATATTTGGTTCACGCTTGTTTAGAAGGACCGGAAACCGGCGTGTATTATCGAGGAAAGGGGGAAATTGTGAATGGCACATCTATAGAAATATGCCTTCCCGAATATTTTGGCACACTATGTAAACATGGCGATGACGCAACTGTCCAAATTACACATATTTATGACGGCAAAGTAAAAGTATTCAGTGCAAGTGAAGTTAATCTTGAAACAAACACGTTTACAGTTTACGGTGAAAATGGTCGGTTCAATTGGTTAGTTCATGGTAAACGCGGAAATATTCGCGTTGAATGTGATAAAAGTTCTACAAATGTTGGCGGAGATGGCCCGTATAAATATATTATTTAATTTAATGTCTCTCCGAAATGGTTGAATTAAATTAAAAAGTTATGTTAAATTATAAAAACATGAAAAAATAAAGTCATCTTTTATAATTTGAATTATAATATTTGAATTAATATTTAAATTTAATTATTAACGATTATAATTTAAATATTTGCAGATATTCACTAAACAGATTTCGTCGGTCGAAACAAATATCCGTCATCCTCGCCCTCTTTAAGCACCTTCAAAAATGACTCAAATTCTTTCAACGAAACATTGCAATCGTCGTAGCCAAATAACTCCGTGCGAAACTTGGTTCGACAGTTATGAATGCTATGAAAACTCGGCATCGCGCCACAAGTCGACAAGTGAATGACACTGCGATACATGGAATACATGGTTACGCTCAACTTGTGCTTCCACGAACACATCGATTTTCGCAAATAAAACGCCAGCGAACTCTTCGATTTGAACGTCATTCGGATATCTGGAAATTTCCTTTCTATTCCTGACCCATGCTCGTTGCTGCGACGACGCGTTCCATTTAAAACATAAACGCCTCGATAAAAGTCGTAGTAAATATATGCACGCCAATCTGTAATATTTTCCGGTTTTTTAACATTATTTGTTAGATATGAATAAGGACACGGTGGAACAAACTCCTCAATAAAAAGTACAGGCATCATAGGCATTACTTCTGTATGCAACCCTTTATAATGGCTATTGTTATCATTATGATTACTATCATTGCAATCATTCGTAACAATTCGTGTTTTTAAATACGCGTTCAACTTTTCATATATATCCGCGTCCGATTTTTCAGTTTTAACGCCGCTGTCAGTTTTAACGCCGCTGTCAGTTTTAACGCCGCGATCATCATTAACAAGATGTTCGGTACTACAACTTGATTCAACAACCGTTTTATCTTTTACTACTACTTCTTCTTTTGAAGAAAGTACGATCTCGTTTTCGTTTTCATCTGCATCATTATTATTATTATTTTCCCTTTCTCCATCTTCTTGTTTTTCTTCTCTCACAGTGCTTGAAAAAAAAGACCAACGACTACTCAAACTCATTTTTAAAAGATATAATTAAATAATCTAATTATTTATATTTTTAATTTGTATATGTTTTTAAATTGATTTTTTATAATTAATTATTCTTATTTTTATTTCGTTTCCATTTTCAATTTATATCATTTGTTTTCATAATTCTTTTCATATTAATAATAAAATTGATTATGAAACACATTTAAAAACATATTTATA